TTGCTATTGTAACTGTATTTAGGAAAGTATTTGTGCCTGTAAAACTATTATTTTCTACTAATCCAGCTTTTCCATCTAACCCAGTTTTAGTTGCTAACAACGGAGTCATAAAACTATCTCCATTTTCAGTCCATCCAAAAGAACCTGCATTGTAAGATAATCCTGTAACAGCTTTATTTGCTTGCCAAGTACCAACACCATTTTCATCTGATGTTAGAATCTTGTTTAATAAAGAACTTCCTGTATTAAGAGTAAAAGAATTTGCAAATAGATTATTTGTAATAGTGTTGCCAGTAAATGTTGCGTTTGATATAGGGGCATAAGTAGAAATTATGCTTCCAGTTAATCCATCTAAATAATTAAACTCTGTGTTGCTTACTTCTCCTGTACTAAGTTTTGAAGCATCTATATTTGCACCTGTTGCTATATCTTGATTTACAATCAAAGAAGAAGAAAAAGTACCAATAGAAGAACTATGAACAATTCCAGAACCAAGATAAGTATTTCTTATTTCTGCTGAAACTTTTAAATTCCCAGTAATATCTAACATTTCAGCAGGTGTATCATTTCCAATTCCAACTTTTCCATTTTCATCAATTATCATTCTACTTAATGCACCATTTGTAAGATTATTTGATGTTGAAAACCTCATTCGAGTACCATAAGAAATGTTACTTGCAACATGAATACCTGCATTTACTACCGATGTTGTACCTCCACTTGTTGTATTTGCTCCAAAAGAAATACCTGTTGAGCCTGTACCAATTGGCTGTAAATGAATATTTCCATAACCAGAAGGGTAATTACTTACATAAGAAATAGAATTATCATAATTAATTTGAAGTTTGGTTTTAGGACGAGTTGTTCCGATTCCAATATTATTCAAGCTGTCTCCAAAAATATGTAATGCACCGCTTCCATTTCCAAGAAACATACTATTTTGTCGAGTTCTTTCACTCGTTGCTGTATATCCACCAAGAAATGTATTTCCTGTGCCTAAATTATATTGACCTGCATAAGAGCCAATAGCTACATTGTAACCACCTGTAATATTATTTGATAAGCTACTTATTCCAAGTGCAGTATTATATTGGCCAGTAGTATTACTTGACATTGAAGCACCACCAATTGCTGTATTTCCACTTGCTGTATTTTTATTTAAAGTAGTCGCACCTAAAGCAGTATTATAATTTGCACCAGACAACAATGGCAATGATTCATCACCTATTGCAGTATTGAAACTTCCAAAAGTATGACTAATTAATGCGTTTTTACCAAGCCATACACTTCCAAACCTTCCTCCAACTCTTATAGAATTATTCAATAATAATTCTCCATTCATTATTCCACCACTAAAAGGTACATAATTACCAAAAACAGGTTTATTTGATATTTCAGACCAATCAATAGCACTCCAAGTTGGGTTTGCACTGTTTCCAGAACTTCTAAAATACGTTCCGACTGTTCCATAATTACCATTTAGGCTAATTTTTCCATCAAATCGTGAATTAGTAGTTATTCTAAATGGCTCAGTTTGTGATACACTTGTATCACCAACTGTCAAAGTATTAAAAAATGCTTTATTTGTATAAAACTTTGTTTGCTTTGTGCCAACTCCTTTTATAGTGTACTTGTCAGCATTTACTGTAACTTTTTGACTATATCCAACAGTCAAAACAAAAAATAGTGCGATTAATTTAATCATTGTTTTCATTTTCATCTTTATTTATGATATTCTAACTTTTACAGTTTGTACTCCATCAAGAGTAATATAAACATTTTCTTTATCAACTCCTTCAATTTGGCCAATTCTTGGATTATTTGGTAAAATATATCCATCAGAATCAGTTATTAAAACACTTTTTACTTTTATTTTTTGATGTTGCGTTTGCAATATCTCTACGTTTTCGGCTGTAAAAACTCCTTCAAAAGTACTTTCACTTGGAGTAGAAACTATTTCAGAACCATTAGCAATTATAGCACCATCAGAAATTCTTCTTATAGCATAATAATAAGTCCCATCAGAAACTTCAATAAGGTTACTACTACCCCAATTATACACTCCACTTGTTTCTGTAACAGAAAATTGAAGTTGATTTACAGGAATGAGTGACCCGTTTAGCCACCCATTCAATCTCATAAATGCCATATTATATTAAAGTATTTGTATTAACTAATAAGACAAAAAATGCAGAAGTATCAGCTTTTATTCTTACAAAGAAATAATAGTTTCCCTCTTCTACTAAGTCAAATATATCTGAATCTTGCCAGTTTGAAACATTACTCGGCAAATTAGATGTTCTATGATAACCGTATTCCAAAGGACTATCTAATCCAATTGGACTGCCTTCAACAATTTCAGCATCAATTTTAAATCTTATTCCTTCAAGAACAGATATAGTAATATAGTTTGAATCTTTCTGAGAATCAGAGCTTCCACCGCCACAACTATTTACAGCTTTACAATAATATATTCCAGCATCAACAACAGTACAATTATTTTTTGTATAAGTTGAAGAAGTTGCACCAACTATTATAGAATTATTTTTATACCATTGATAACTTGTTGAATTTGTAACTTGTGCTGACAAAGTTATTGTATTGCCAATAGAATACTCTTGTTTAGTCGTTGAAATAGTTATAGTTGGAGTCGGACAACTTAATGCCGCTGCTTTAAAAACTGTTCCATCTAAAACATATCCAGTAGCAGTTGTAACGGTATTATCTACATTCAAATAAATCAGATTACCAAGAATATTGCTACAATCAACCTCAGTTCCATCAATACCAGTAGCTAAAGGAGTAAAATTTTTGTAAGCATCTTTTCCTCTAACCTCAAACCAATCAGGAGTTTTTCCATCTGACTTATATTTTATTACTTTGATGATTCTAAAACCACCCCAACCAAAATTCCAAGATTCAAATGGTTGATTTATTAAAATCCCAGATTCTATTGTAGCACCTGCTCCTGCTCCGTTCCAAGTAGAAAACTTTGTGCCGTTTGTTATTAAATTACAGTTCATTATCCGTTATGATTAAAGTTTATTTTATAAGGATTAAGTGGCAAATTAGTATCTTGTGATATATTTAGCTCAAATTGATGAATAGTGTTTCCTACTGGCAAAAATGCTGTATTTTGACTTGCATTTACAATTCCATACTCTAAATCTAAAGAAACTTCTCCAATATTTTTGACTTCTAAAATATAATCATCACTAATAACTTTTTTGTCATATACTGACTTATGATTATTACCTCTATCTTGATAAGTAAAAAATTGGCCAAATGGAGAAAAATTATTACACCAATCTCTAATCCATTTATATCTACTATATTCTGAATTATTTTCATCCCAAATCATTTCCCAATCACGACTATCTGTGTTTGGGAAAAAATTAGGATGAAATCCACTTAGAGTATCAAGCAAGTGAATAACTGTAACACCGCTTCTTTTAACCCAATATTCAACTCTTGCAAACTTGTCTTTTTCAGTTGAATAAACAGGACTTGCTAACCTTGCATGACTACAACATAAAATAGTTGAATATCCATTACCATGCACACCAGAAGTCAAAGGATTTCCATTGCTTTGCTGTAAAAACTCAAAATTACTTGCACCGCTTGGAGATATTGCGACATTTCCTATGTCGTCAACTAATAAAATATCTATTCTATTTGTGTCGTTTCCATTTGGTGAAAGATTTAACCATTCTTGGTTTTTATTGGCTTGATTTATTATTCTTTCACTAACATTTTGAGTGATTTTTGCACTTCTTTGAACTCCAAAAAAAGCAACACCAGTATCTAACCATGTTTTTATTTCTGAAATTATATCTAATGTTTTGTAATGTTGATTTGTCCCAAATACGCCGTCAGTTGATATTCTTGGATTTTCTATGTCAGAAGATATAAAAAAAACAACATCAGCACCATTTAAATAAGCAGATTTTGCCATACTCTTCATTGCTGTCTGAACTTCAACAGTATCATTAACAGAAGATTGAGTTGGTATGTCATTCTCGTTTATTTCTACATCTATAATTCCATCCCAATTAGGTCGAATTAATTCAGTACTAATGTGTGGATTTGAATTATTAATATTAGAGCCTTGAAATTGAGTTTTTATTATTTTAAAAAGTTTGTTTATTCTTGGAAGATTTTGTGTCATTCTCATAATAGCTAATTCATCAGTAGCAGAGCCAGGTTCAAAGCATGAAATTATATTTGGATTTGCCGCATTCATCAAAGATACACATTCAGATAGCCAACTAAACATTCCATTGAAATTGTGTTCGTGCCAATCAATATATCTTTGGTTGTTTGCCAATGACATTGTAACTGAGTTATCAGAATTTGTAATGCTTGAAGCTGGATTTCTTGGAGGAACAGCTTCTGAGAAATCACTATAATCAGTTCCACCCCACTTAATATTCAATTCATCTATTGTTGAATATCTTTGAGGCAAAAAAGTATTGTGCCAATATGATAATGAATCTGGGTGAAAATCATATAAAGCCCATTTTCTTATAGTTCCTCCTGCATCGTTAATAAAATCGTTTAATGAACCATCCCATTTCTGGTCATAAGTCATTCCAGTTTCTTGGTCTGGTGTTGTATTGAAAGAACACCATCTGACTTTATGTAGCAAATTAGAGTATCGCAAGAATACTCTCTGGACAAAATTAGTCATTTTGTCTCTCGATGATTTCTTAAAGAATGTTGCATGGCCCCATCCTTGCTTTACTCTCATTGGGTATCCCCATTGGTCGAGAGCCATATCTCCATTAAAATTAGCAGGAGTTCCATTTGTAAAGTCTTCTGTAAACCTAAACAATGCTTGATTTACATTAGTCTTTGAACTTCCATCTCTGTTTTTGTAAAACTTAGTATCGTCATAATGTGTGATTATTCTAAAAGCTAAATAATCAAACTTTGAGTAAGCATAATTTACAATAGCATCAACTTGTTCCCATACTGAATTTTGATTTGAATTCCATTCGTCAAGTGACCAATAAATATCATCAAGACTAATACTACACATATAAGCCCTTGCACCTCTCAATGCTGCTCTGTCCATTTCACCTTTTGCTCTATTTACATCTGATGTAGCAAAGTCGGAAATGTAACCAATAATTTTCTCTCTTTCCAATATTGGAGGATTTGCTATTACTCCATAAGCATTAGTAGAAGCACTATAAAGTTTATTTCCTTTAACTATTCCAATATTAGTTAAAGGTTGCATAGGAGTAGTTTGCGAAGCATCTGTATAGATTACTTTTCCAATTCCAATATCTCCTTTTACAAATCCGTCTTGCTTTGCAATATTAGACCTAAGATTCCTTAATTGCTTTACGTTTGTGAAATTTTGAGTAGCCATTATATTGTTTCTCCAATTAAAATGTAAACTTTATTTAATTCATTTGAACCTAATACCAATTTCCCTTTTACAAATGCTTCATTAGTGTTTCCGCTTGGTAAAATTGCTTTTATACCAAAATAAACAAAAAAATCATTTGGAACTGAATTTAAGTCAATGTTAATTACGAAATCATTTATAGACGAAAAAGTGTCTCCTTTATTTAATTTTACACTATTAGAATAACATTCTACTCCAGAAGCTATTGTTGTAAGTACTCTTTGTTGACTTGATGCAATAGGAGTAGAAAGCTGAGGTAAAATAATTTTAATGTTTGATTGGCCAGTATATAAAGTCTGCAAAGTAACATCATTCAAGTAATTACTACTAACTCTTTTTACTGATTTTATTAAAACTTTATTAATGCCTTTATTAAATCTTGTTACTGACTTAATAACTACTTTGTTTTCTAAAATATCAGAACAACTTACAAACTTCGCCTTTAAAAATACACGACCGTTTGATTTCATTTTTGCAAAAATAAAATATGTTCCGACATCAGGCACATAGATAGTATTAGTATCATTCCAAACTATCAAATTTTGATTGTTTGTCTCTGAATATCCAAATAAAAATCTGGATGGGTTTGTTGTATTTATTGTGACGTACATATTAATATAATACTAAGACGGTTGCATGATAATTCTCTTGAACTTCGCAGTCGACTTCTATTGAATCTATTGGGTTATATTCAAAGCAATCAACAATGTTTTCGATTTTTATTTCAGAGACAAGTTTTATTGATGTATTCTCGCAAAAATTAACTTTTTCAGTAAAATCCTCAACAAAACTAATTTCAGAATTAAATGTACCAATATCTGTTTTGTCACGAGTAGATTTGCTTTTGAACTGGTTTTTCATTACTACAATTTCCTTAGAAAGATAAGTAACTGTAATATCTGTGCAAGAATCTAAATGTTGTATAAATCTATAAATATTATTTGGCAAATTGTACAAATTAATTTTATAAAGATTCCTGTAAATTATACTTGAAACACTTTCTTTGCCAGTAGAATCAATTTCAGAAACAGTATTTGTAACTAATTCTGGCTCTAAAATTTTGTTGTCTAAATACAATGTTTGTTGAAATCCAAGAGAATAAGGTATTTCTTTAGTATTGTATTTAGACTTTACATTTATTTTTGTAAGATTAGAATAATCACTAACAACATTAAACCAATCAGTGAAATTGTTTCCAATTTTAGCATAGTAGAATCCACATCCTAAATCAAGGCAAGGTATTTTGTCTCCATTATACATATAATACCAAGAATTGTCTTTTTGATAAATTTTATGAATAATATCTCTTGAATTAATTCTAAAAACTAACTCCTCAAAATTGTCATAAATTTCAATTTGAAAGTTAGAATACGACTCTAAATAAAATCCTTCACTCAATTTATAGACAAAAGAATGCAAAAAATTTGTACCAGAAATTACTGGAAAGCCTTTTTGTTGTTGATTAACGTAAAAATCAGTAAAAGACTGGACAAATTCGTATTTCTTAAATGGTAGTATTTGCATCTTATTGTTCTAATTTAGTATAAAAACCACAATTTCCATCAGTATATGTGTTTTGATTCTTCATTATAAAAGCTATTAAACCTGTTGAAGAGTCAATATAAGTTCCTGCAATTACAAGAAAAGAAGAAACTAACAAATCTTTTACATAACAACCATTTGTGCCTACTTGCCAATTAACAGATTGACAATTATTGTCTGTATAAGCAGTTATATAAAGAAAATTGTCTTGTAAATTTAAGTAAAAACTATCAATAACAAACTCTCTTCCATCTGGAAGGTTATGTTTTCCAAGATTTATTTTGTTTAAATATATTGATGGCAACTTAAAAACATTAAGTTTTTGTTTTTTCAATATTGATTGTGTTGAAAACAAAGATTCTTCAATCTTAAATGTTGATGTTGGCTTTAAAAAAGAATGATAGTTTATGAAAATACTTTTTGCAGACATTTCGCCATTTATAATTCCATTAGAATCAACATTTACTGTTCTAATATTTGAAGAATCTTTATTGGAGCAATCAAGTAAAATCCAAGAATTTATATCATTAGAGCCACAATCTACGGCAGCACCATAATAGTGAGTAGTAAAAAAGTCAAATGACAAGGTCTTTTCTTGTAGATTGTTTGAATCATCTCTCAATGCACATTCTGTATCAAAAATTGCTTCAACTTTTGAAATATAATCTCTTGACTTAAACCAAATTTTTTCTGTAACAAATTGCACATCATCATTGATAAAATACTTCTCAGCAGCTTCGTCAGTAGAAATTGATAAATTATTAGTAATAGACAAAGCATATTTTCCATAAATTCTTGTATTATCAGATTGATAGCTATAATTAAAATCACTTACATAGGGAATATATTCTGGAAGTAATAGGTTCAACCCAACTTTAGTTGTGTCATAGCTATTTCCTTGTTGGAAATAACTAATATGCTCAATCCTAAATTTATTGTTTGAGTCAATAAATGGATGAAGTTCAAAAAGTTGAAGTTTTTCAAGCAAATCTTTTAGAGTAACTGCTACTGATTCATTTATTTTTGAGCCAATTTCTTCAACGCCTGTTGCTGGAGCAGACTTAGGACGAACAAAATCAGACATTTGAGCAATACAAGCATTTTTTAAAATATTTCTTTTTTTAAAAATATTTATACCTATTCCATCAGTCCAAGGTAATTCATCAATAGTAAACAAAGAAGACAATTCGTCTGGAGTAGATGGTAATAAAAATCCAAGATTAATTTTCTTAAAAGTCTCAGAAACTACTATGTGAATAAAACTTGATAGTTTGTAAAATTTGTCATTTACAATGTCAATATATGGATTCTCTTCATCGACAAATTTATGCAATACCCTTTCGTTTCTTGGAAAAGAAAGTACATTTATTTTTTCATCCCATCCAAACATAATTGAACGCCAATAGTCCAGAGTTTTATTTGATTGTGAAACTAATTTATTGACTTTATAATCAACATTAAATCCAGATGGCTCTACAATAAAATCAATTATTGTAGAGCCAGACTGACTAATTTTAAATGGAAGAGGATTGCAACATTTAGTTGATGCAATTATATGCTCAAAGGAGTTATTTGAAAATGAAATACTTCCTTCTATGTTTGGTCTAAAAAACTGAAAATTTCCTCTACTATATTGTACTTTTACTGTCTCATAATTACTGTCATTAACATCATAACTATTTTGACCTTCTATCAAGCTAAGATTTATATCACACATGATTAATTAAGAATTTAATATTTTTGTGTTTTCCCCATCAATGACTAAAACCTTTCCATCTTTCAAAGGAATATATTGCTTTTCTGGTATTCTTGAAGTGTTTTTGCTTACAATTGTCATTACTTCTTCAAGACTTTCAAGTCTATTTTCGAGCTTTGAATTGTCAGAAATGTGCTTCATGTGAAGTGAGTTAAATGCAGAGACTTGACCTCTCCAATCATTATTATCACTTGGCATTGAAACTCCAGTACCTTCAAGTAGCTCATGCAAATTATCAGAAGTTACTTTTTTCTTGATATTATTCAAGTTCAAAACAAGTCTCTGATTTGGAATAGAACTCGGTCTTCTAATAAATCCCTCTCCACCTTCTGCATTTACATTTATGCCTCCATTGTAATGCCTTGCACCTCCTAAAATTCCACCTTCTTCCGCAGTAAGTGATTTTGATTGTGCGATTGCAGAAGCTGCTACTCCAAGAATAGCCGCTACATTCAAAGCAATTACGAATGGAGCTGCTGGCCCAAATGCAGAACCTGTTTTTACTACTTCTGAAATAGCAGTAATCATGTTCGATATTTGCATAGCAGCGTTAGATGCTATCTGTAATCTTTGGAGTTGATTTTGTCTTTTTACTGATTTTTCCTTCAAGTCCTCTTGTTTTTTGATGTCATCTTGAATAGCATTGTAATTGTTGGCCAAACCATTTCTTCTAAGTTCATCTTCTTTAGATAGCCTATCTTGAAGTTTTGCAATATTTTTATCGGCTTCCTCTTCTTTTTTCTTTTCAAGATTTATTATTGAATTTATGTAGTTAGAGTAAATGTCAAGTGCTTTACTAAAAGACTCTTCTAATTTATCTACATCCTTTTTTACCTCTTCTTCGTCTCTTTTACTACCATCTTTGTTCTTTTTGAATCCAAAAACTCCTCCAATAAGATTTTGTCTAAATGTAAGTGTTACTTTTTGCTTATTGATTGCTTCTTGAAGCTCGGCAACTGCTGTATCAAATTCTTTTTTTGCATTTTCTTTCATTAATACAAAAACAGGATTCAATGCAATTTCTGGATTTATCTCAGAAACATAATCAAGGAAATTTACTTGTTCTGACTTGTTTTCTACTTTTTGGTCTAATCCAGCAACTTCTACTCTACGATTATAAGTTGACTTGCTTTCGTTTGGATTACGAATAACAGAACTTCTTGAACGTTCAACACTTCCTTCTTGTGCATTTCTCAGACTTATTAGTTGAAGTTCGAGCTTTTCAAGAGCTTTTATTTGAACTTCTACACCAGAAACTATTGATTCACTAAGAGGATTTAAACCAGTTTTACGAAGTTTGTCAATTTCGCTTTGAATTGCATTATATTTTGAAACAACAGCTCTTTTTTCTCTTTCTTGACTACTTTCAATAAACTCTGTAATCTTTTCAAAAATACTTTTTTGAGTGTTTTTTAGGTTATTGTTGTTTTCAATAATTGCATCATTTGTTTCTTTTTGATACAAAACCCTTCTCATGTTAAAAAGTTTTTCTTGCTCCTCAAACTCTTTATCCAACTCATAACCACTTATATCCTTAGTTCCTTCATCAACTTTGCCAGCACTATTTATATAAACAAATTTTGACTTCTTAGTCATTTGCTCCAAAGTCTCGTTTTTTGCTTTTTTTCTATCCATTTCAATATCCAAAAGAGCAATTCTTTCTTTCTCTCTGAGGTATTCATTTGAGCCTTCTTTGAAGAATCTAAGACGTTCTTTCATGCCTTCAAGAGTAATTTTATTACGCATTTCTTCTAAAGCTATCGTAGCTTCCAGAATGTCTTGGGCGACTCTCTTTTCTAAGTCTTTTTTCTGCTCATTGAAAACATTTTGTTTTTGTAACTCTCTCGCTTTCTTTTTTGCATCATCTGGATTTGCGGCGACTCTTGATTGAAGCTCATTTTTAATCGAACCAAGATACTCGATTGTCCTTTTGTATTCTTGCCCAGCCTGTCCTACATCTTCCCCTACTCCAAGTTGTTTCGCTACTTTCAAATAATCTTCCAATGAAGAAGTATAGCTTTTAAGAGATTCAACAGATAAATTTGATGGATTAAAGAAAACCTTTCCAGTAGCAAAGTTTACTGTTTTTGCACTTTGAAATAACTCATAGTTTACAGCAGAGAGTTTTTTTACTATTGTTTCGTATTCTTTTCCTTTAATCTTTGTTTCAATCATTAGTGGGTCTTTATTCCCTTTATTATACATATCATTTGTTTTTGAATATGTATAACCAAGTCCATAGCCAACAATAGCACCAGCAAGCCCAGCAGTAACACCTCCAGCGATAGCACCTATTCCACCGTAAAAAACATCTTTATTTTGCTTCATAAAATTCACAACACGACCAGCTCCTACAAGCATTTGCTCAAACATTGAAAGAACCTTTGAACCTCCATCAAGTAAACTTCCGAAAGCATCAGTAGCTCCCATTTCTCCAATTTTTCTAATTAAATTGTTGAATTGAGTTCTTAGTGATGACAATTTACCTTCAAGTGTATTTGCTGTTTTTGTTGACAAATCCGCAGCACCATTCATTTTGTCCAATCCAATAATATACTGCTTGATTGCTTCCGTTCCTTTGTCAACCTCAGTAGTAGTTCCTGCAAAAGTAAGTTTCAACTTTTTGCCAGTAGCATCCACACCAACGCCAAGCTCTTCCAAACGCTTGAACTGTCCAACAGTAGCATCAAGTAAAGCATCAACAATTTGATTAAAACTCTGGGCCCCTTTCGTTCCAACTGACTCGGCCGTATTTGCCAATGACTGCAATTGCTCTTCTGTCAACAAAATCCTTCGATTCAATAGCTTTATCAAACCTTCTTCAAGCTCGTTTATATCGAATAGTGATTTTATATCTATCCTTTGCAATGCGGCATAATATTCATCAACAGCCAATTTTGAACCATAAAGAGCTGATTTAGCTTTTAATTCAAAAAGTTCAAATTGCTTGTTTACTTCAAACAATGCTTGACCAAATGACACAACTGTATTTACTACAAATAGAGCAGAAAGAAATGGTAGTAAACGTTGGATTGAATTAATCATTGAGCCAATAAATCCATTCCCAGCATTTAATTTATTGTTCCAATGCTCAGAAGAATTTGCACTTAAATTTTGATTCTTATTTAGTTTATCAAAATTCTCATTCAACTTATTCATTCTACCATTTAAACTTCCAATCTCTGATATAAAACTCTGAAAATTATCAGAAGAATTTTTTGAATGCTTAGAAATATCTTTGAAATGCTTTGCAGTTTCTTTTAGCTCTGAATTTAATGGATTTAGCTTTCCAGTAAGAGACTGTACTCTTCTTTCAAGAGTATCAAACTTTACTTTCTTTATACCATCAAGTGACTTATTTATATTAGATAAGTCTTTTTCGAGCTTATTGGCTCCAACAATTTCAACGTTTATCTTTTTTGATTTTTTTGATATTTCATTGACAATAGAAATCATCTTTTCTGCCTTCTTCTCGAAAGTGGAAATATCAGCATCAAACTCTTGAATTATTTTTTGCATTGTCTTTGGGTAAATTAGCTTTCCAGATGGAATATTGATAATAAAAATCTATTATATTCATTGATTTTAAAGCCTTCATCGCTTGAAAATCTTGCTTTGACATACAGGCCAGTATATTATTCCAATATTCATCTACTGAATTTATTAACTGTTCTCTAAGTTTAGGAGAGTTATCAAGTTTTCCTCTTCTTCTTCTATTTTCAAATAACTTTGGATGGTTTTCTTGTAATCTACCAAGAAGTCCAGAATAAAAGGAAGACAAGTTTTCAAAAAAAAAGCGGAATCTATTTCTTCCAAATTCCAATCGTCTATTTTTTCTTCGGCAAGCTGTTCATCCCATTCACTCAAAACTTCTCCTTCTCTGTTCCAAAATAATGTAGCCATGTAAAAAGCTATTGGGATTCTCCTATTCAATTCATTTAGGCCGCTCAAAGTATTTCTTAGTTCAAACATCAAATCTGTTCCCTCTTTCGGGTCACGCATGATTTTTGGGATTGTGTCGTAGCATTTTAAAATCAAATTGTAAACATCAAGTAAATTAGCAGATATTTCCATTTGCTTTTTGTATCTTTCAAATTGCCAAAATCTGTGAACAGTCAATGTTTCTGTCCAAATATATTTATTTCCGTTAGCCGTAAAGACCTTAGTATTTGCATCTAATATTTTCATACTTCTAATAATTGAGCGTTTTTGATTCTACCACATGGACAAGATTCTTTTTGTTTGTTGCACGCTTGATATTGACAAACGTGTAATCGACATTGGTCTAATTTAATAAACCCATGCACATATCTTGCAAGTTTTTTCTCGCAAAAAGACTTCTTTCTAAAGAAAACCAAATACAATGCACGAAAGAATCTTAAAAGTGTAGAAATGTAAAAAAGAGACTTTTTGATAAAAATTAATACTGATTTCATAATTAATCCAGTTTTCGAGTGATAAACATTGTTAAAAAAGCCGTGATAATTAAATTTTCTACAAATAACTGAATCGAATTAGTCGTAGATAAATAATGATTGCAATAAATTATTATTGAAATCCATCCGCAAAAGCATTCAGTACAGTCAAGTAATGGCTTTAGAATGAAATAATACTTCTCTCTTTTCTCTGGAGTGCGGAATGTCTCTTCATAAACAAAAATCACAAACTTCCTGTAAAAAACAAAAACACCTCCAGATTGAGAGTATCTATGAATAGACGAGCCGATTAAAAAACTAATTAATGCAATTATCAGCATTGTTAAGTAATTGTGGTATGCAACCATAATTGATAGAGAATTTAATGTTAAGTGAAATTGAGAAAAAACCGTAAGGATTTAAAAGTAAATTGTATTTATTCATCAGAACGGTATATTTATTGAAAATTGACATTGAATCTTCAACAGAAACCATTCTTATCGAATCAAGTTGTATAAAATCAAATGATGTGTCTGCTACTGATATTTTCTTCGATAGCAACTTTATCACATTTGCTGACAAAATAGTATTTAATTCTGATTGTTCATTTGTAAACATTTTTGAATTATACCAGCAAACAAAATTCAAGTTACAATCAAATAAATTTTGAGACTTATTTAATAGAACTGCTGGACTTGATTCTTCAAAATAACCAATAGCTCTAACTCCATTCTCAGATGGAACTAAAGAAAGAGACTGATTAAATCTGCAATCTTGTGTATTATCATCAGAATAAGGAACAGGGATGGTATCAAAAACGCCGCTCTTGCTACTAAAATACGATGTGTGTACTATCTTACTCATTCCGCATAAATGAGTGAAATTTCCAGCCGTTTTCATGGGTAACAAATTTTTCTTTATTTGCTCCGCTACTTGAACAATCATAAGTTTTTCTTTATTGATTCGTGAAACTTAATTCTTAAAATTGAGTCTTGAAAAGATTTGAGAACTCTATCTGGAATATTGTAAAAGTCTCCGTACCTCTCCTCTAAACTACTCATAATATTTGCATCTCCGAAGAAAACAGTGTATATTTTTGTATGAGAACTTATAGTAGTGTAAGAATCCCAATGCTCTCCAGTATAACTCAAATTCACATATTTACTTTTCAATCCTTGCCCTTTCCTAAAATCACCCCAAGACTGCATCGGAATGAACTTTACAGAATAGGCACCAGCCGAATTTAAAATATACTTTGCTCGCATCCATGAAGGAATCTTTTTGTCAGAATATGTTGTCTTTTTTCCATCAATTCCATCAAAATTTATTCCATTCTTAATAGACTCTTCCCTTAGTTGCTCAAAAGTTTTTACAGCAAATTCAAACATAGAATCATTAGTCTGCCTACGGACTTTTGAAACCATGTTTCTCATAAACTTTCTGTAATCTCTTGTATTTATCATCGAACAGCTATTTTATTCTTTGAGTTTTTGCAAAAACAACTTTTGTTTATTACCGGCAAATCTGCTTTCAAAAAGCGATTTATTCCAGCATAATATTCTTTTTCGTATATCAAAATTGTTTCATCAATGTTGTTATTAGCAATGAGATTGAATTTTGATGCTGATACTTTCGCTGCTTGTAAGCAGTTTAATGCTGTTTTGTATGCAATCACCTTTCCTACAAGAAAAGAAAGCTCTGGAGACTCTGAAAGCATTAAACAAAGGAGTCTTTCAATGTCACAAAACCCTTTAATATCAAGAATAAAACCATTTGCCTTATTTTTATTGATATTCTTAAATTCGCAGTCAAGAAACTTAATGAATGGAACTAAGTCGTCATTACATTTACTACAAGAATTGTAAATTTGATTGTTCATTACAGAAAAACCATCAAGCTCAAAATTGAAATAATAAGTCGAACCATCACAATCTAATACTACTGGGTCTGAAACATTGTCACTTTTTATAGTGAACAAGTTTGGAGTAGAGTTTATGGCATTAACAGCAATATCTCTTAAAAGTACAGATGTTCCATCTTCACTTGCTTTTGTTATTGAAACAATAATTTCTCTTGATGTATTAACAAGCAAACCTATTCTATGGATAGAAAACTTATATCCATCAATCTTTTTTGTTTTGAAAACTAATTCTGGCTCTTGAACTCCATAATCTGTTGAAACAAATGTTTGTCGGCCAATAATTACATCAAAAGTGTTGTGCATTTTGTCATATTTCTCTGTAAGTCTGAGAGAAATCTCATTTCCTACTGAATTTATTGCATCAATTCTTTTTTCTACAATTCCAGCCCAAGCATTTGCATTTACATCGTTACAGTTATTATATCGAAGCTCAATTACAGGATTTAAAATTTGGTCGATGAATATTGACTGAGAAGAGACTTTGTATGAATCAAGAATAGTTCCTAAGCACTCACAATCAGAGTTTGTGATGCCGACAAGCCCATCAAGGCATGAAAACTTTTCGTTTATAGTTGACATAAAAATTGGAGCTTAAAGTTAATTAAGCTCCAATTTAAAGAGAAATTACAATACTTACAAATTAGGCTGAATAAGTAGGGAAATAAGGGTTTGTAAGTTTCGTTACTGTTGGGTCAACGAAGTACTTCAATACACCTGTTCTACCATCTCCAGACAATGGATTTTGATAAGCATCAGCCCAAACACGGAAGTGCCAATTATGATAAATATTACAAGTTTTATCATCGTCATTTGCACCTTCTGTCTCTTTGTAAGATACATCACACATTACTGGACGACCGTATCTGTCATTAATTCCCAATGGCTCAGTATAAAGCAAACGCTTAACTGCATTGTTAGCATCTCTCATTGTAGGAGTGCTTGGGTGAGAATTATGAAAAGCGGTAGCAATAACTCCTTTCTGAATCAAAAAGAAGTTGTTCGTAAACTCATTAGTGATAAAATCAAGCGGTGCTGATTCATACATTCCTAAATAGCTACTCAAAATAGTTTGACGTTCGTCTTTTGAAAGACTTCCATCAAGAATCTGAGCTGTATTTAAAAATTTAGCGAATGCTTGGCCATCAAGAACTTTCAAATCGCTGTACTTATTGAAAACTTTCACAAAGTTCATATAAGCAGAGAAGTCAATATGGTTGATATTGCCAGGGTTTACTTTGCTAAGAAGTCCAGCGTTGGCAGTTACAGCTAAATTGATATTGTCAGTTGCAGTGTATTTTTGAACACCAGCATAACTGTTCAATTTTGCAGCGTAATAAGCATTGATTGAATTGATGATTGATTTTTTAGCTTCCGCTACCCTTTCAGCAATTTTCTCAGCTTTGTCGAATAAATTAGGACAGTTATCGTCTTTCACCTTTACTTCTGCCTCAAAGTGTTGTAAGCCTGAAAAATCTTGATAAGTAGCTTCGCCTTCATCTCCTTCAAAATCACAAACTGGGTCAAACAAATTTGATGTTACGCTTCTCGTTGCTTCTACTGGAGTTTCTTTCATCCAAGTAACACGAAATCCGAGACATTTATTTCTAGCATCATTCCACATACGTTCCATAGTAGAGTTGTCTCTCTCGGTAAGTGTGTTAATAAATGCAGTTTGTGCTGGTGTTCTTTGTAAAGATAAAGAACCTTTCATAATTTGCTCTAATCTGAACTTCCATTGAGGAAGTGAACCAGCAGAAAAATCTCCTTGTGCCATTTTTAAAAATTATTTTTTGTGAAAAAATGAAAACGCTTCGTTTTTTTGTTCTTCTGTGAACTGTTCGTTAACTAAAATTGCGTTCAATTCTTCATTTGTCTTTGGTGTCAAACTCTTTGGAGCTGGTTGACGTTGTGATTTATCTTTTGATGGAGAATCTCCTTCATCAGAATCATCAGAGTCTTTTTCGTCATAGAATGTAAGAGCATACTTTTTGATAATATCATCATAAACTAAAGGTTGATGACTTTCATCTTCAAGTAATTTACCATCTAACCAAAAATTACCGTTTTTCTCAGTAATCTTTGAAAGCTCTCCAACTAATAAATCCATTCTTTTCTGAGCTGCTTCTTCATTCTTTGGAATTTTAAAGTTTTCAGCAAGTTTAGATTTTACTTTGTCAGAAATATTTCTAACGTTTGATTCTCTAACTCTTTCAGCTCTTTCTGTTTCAAGGTCTGATTTTGTTTTATCAAAATCCTTTTTCAAATCAACATAAGACTTATGACTTCTTACAACTTCATCAGTGATTTCAGAATTATCAACTTTGAATCCTTTTACAGTTTCAGCGATTTTTTCCGCATCGTCTCCTTCATCTGTTTTTATACCAATCGACTTCAATGAAGTTCTGATTGCTTTAAATGCTTGACCTTGACCGCTGCGATGTGCATTGTCGGTAAGTTCTTTTTGCTTTGTATTCCATGCAGAAGTTAATGTATCTACGGTAACCGTTTCCATTTCATCTACTTTCAATCCAAGCAATTTTGCTAAAAATTTTAACGCTTCGTTCATGTTTTTGGGAATTTAAACCAAGTTTTAAGGAATTTAAACCAAGTTGATTGTAAAAAAATTAAATTCTATCCAAGTGGTCGACTGGATAACGCTCATTTACGAGCTTTTGAAAAACTTCTTCTGGCATTTCGATTTCTTGTCCAGTAGCAGTATTTTTAAATTTTGCCATGTCAGTAGTTTCTTTTGAAGCTACTGAAACAACTCTTGCTTGTTTATCTGTCTGTTCAGCCATTTTAATTAAAATTATTAGTTAAAAATTGTAAATTTAAGCTACTGGAGCGGCTGGAGTTTGAGAAACTTGCAAAGACAATTTGCTCTCTTTTTCAACACGCTCTTCTTCAATTTTTGCAAGCATAAACTCACGAACTTCTTTTGTTTTTTCATCTTCAATCGTCCAAAGACCATCAATTAATTTTTCTTTAATTGAAAGATTTTCAAGTGTTTTTCCAGAAAATACATTGAAAACTTTTTCTCCATTAACAATTTTAGACACAACTCTGTCTTGTGGACCGTGAAGAATAAAGTCTTTTGGATTAAATTCTTCTTCTGGCTCTGCATTAGATTTTTTCTTCTCTGCCATCTGTGTTTTTGTTTTTTTGTTTAAATTTAACTAAAAATTCTTTGATGAAATCAGATACCTTTTCCTTTTGAAGTTTGGGCTTTAGAAAGTAAAGTGATGGATTTTCATCTTCTAAGTCCACAAATATACTTTCTTGATTATAAAAAACAATGAAATCGTCTAAATTAATTGCTCCTTTTTCAAAACCTGTCAAAACAAACTCAGAAGACATTTCAAAAAATGGTACAAATCTTTTCTTCAATGCTATTTTATTCATGCTCTTTACATCACCATCGAATAGCTTTGCAGAAATGTTCTGAGTAATTTCTTCAATTACAAAATATGGTGCATTTGCTTCTTTTGCTTGTTTTAGCTGGGCAAGAAGTTCCTCAACGCTCGAAAGTTTTAAGTCATTCGGGTATTCGTAATTTACCAGAATTTCTTGATTGTCTTTTGGGAACAAATAGTAGTTTCTCAAAATAACTGACCATTTTTTGAACTTTGAAATCATTGAAGCTGTCAAAATCAAAGTATCATTTATGTCACTTCGAGTAGTAGTCACCTCAGTAGCAGTTACTGTATCGCCAACAGCACTTAAAGATGAATGAGGTGTCATTTCTGCATTGAATATCGCTGCAAAAATTCTTCTTTCAAGTCTTTGCTCTAATTTATCAAGAAACTCTACAATCTCGGTTGACTGATTAGCATAAGCCGATAACTTGCTAATGTCAAAAACAGCACTCAAATCATCTGGGAAATCTACTTCGAGAGTATCAAGCGGTGACTCAGTTTTCTTCTTTCCTGTTCCTTTACACCTCGGACATTTAGTTCCATCGGGCATTTCACCTTTTGAGCATTCTCCTTCATCACTTCGATAGTCACAAGGTGCAACATAAGTCATTCTTTGTGGAAATGAGTGAATGTTACGAGATACATCTGCATTACTAATTACAGAAATAAATCTTTTTATTACTGGCATTGCTACATCAATAACACTAACGCAAGTCGATTCCTCTGTTTGTGCATCAAGAATGTATCCAAGTCTAAATGCTTGAACTTCTTTTGATTTCGTGTTGTAAGATTTTACAGCATAAACATTTTTGTTGTCATCTATATACTCAATTTCTGATTGAACATCAACTCTTCTAAAATTAACTGAATTTTCATTTCCAGCATCAGTTCCAAGAAGGACTAATTTATATTCGAGTATCAACTCTCCAGCGAATAAAGTAAAATCTTTAGCTTCAAGTGAATCGCCATTTCTTTTTTTAGTAGCAATTATTTCTTTTGTGACTAAAAAATCAATCTTACTCGGATTTTCATATTCAAAGTAAACACACTCACTTGATGAAAAGAATTTTAAATAAGGAATCTTCTTAGCTCCTTCTTTATCAAACAATATAGTGTAAAAAGAATTTGGGTCACGATGGGAGCGAGGTAAAAGAAACTGACGAACAAAATCTTCATAGCTACTATTGAGCATTAGTTTTTCTGAATCGTTAAGAGCAATAACTTTCTGCTCCCTGTTTTCACCAGAAACAAAATTTATAGACTTAGTTACATTTTTGATGGCAGTTAGTTTGTTGAACTTATTCAGAACGTTGCTAATTGCTGGAACAAAAACTTTTGATGTCAAAAGTATTCTTGTCTCAAAATCTTCTTTTGTCTCACGCTTAGAAAATTGATGTAGCCATCTCTCAAATCCAACTCCAGTAATAGCAGTCAAATAATCATTGGCTAAATCTACTGTTCTACTATAATTAGGATGTACTTTTTCCTTGTTTATTACAGTTTGAACAATTTCTTTTCCTTTACTTATCTCTGAAAATAAAATCATTTTAGTAAGTTTTTCTTTTTTACAAAATATTCTGGACAAATATAATGAAGTCCATAAATTAAACAAGATGTTGTGTGGCCCATTTTTTCAACTGTCTTGCCATTTACAGTCGTTCTTTCTTTATCAAAACCTTCTTTACTCGAATTGTCAACTTGAATATATCTACACTCATGGATTGTTTTTACGCATCTTTCTGAAACATAAAAATCAATATTTGACTTTTTATATGATACTGGAAGCCATCCTTTCAAGATTCTATTCAATGCTGAACGAGCAACTATACTGAATGGATTTTTCTTCATTGTATGGCAAGCATCTGACTTTCGAGAAACATATTTTTCAATCATTCTCTTTAATCTCCAGTATGGAATTACTTCTTTACTGTCTCCAAATCCAGCTACTCTGTTTTTACCAGAAGCATCGCAAACCCAACGTATATTTTTCATGAAGCCGAGATAATTTCTATCCTTCATTTCCTCTACCGATTCATCAATGTCATTTCTTGGATGCTCTAAACAAATTTCATCTACGCATCGAATTTGCTTGCGGCCATCGACATACTTTATCTGAAACACTAATGCTGAGATATATGGATTTACGTTAAAATCCCAAACCAAAATAGTTTCAAGCCTCGGGTCATAATCAAATGATTTTATGTGCATACTCGAAACAAAAGCGTGCAAATACTCTTTTCCTGTCCTTGGGTTTCCCCACTCACCACAAGCATATACGAGCCATTCATTGTAATCATCATCTTTAAGCATATCATATTCCTCAATGTATGTTTCATCGAGAAAAAAGTTATCCTTATAAGTTGAAGTATGTAAAATGAATGAGTTTTTCTTTGGATTCTCTGGGTCGTACTCTGGATATTTTTTCTTTTCTACAAAAAGCCTGTAAATGAAATTATCAGTATCAACTGGATTGAAAGTAATGTAGAAAAACAAATCTGCTTTGCTGGTTCTTACACGTCTGATAAGCTCACGAAATTCTTCATCAGAAACCTTTTCATCACGAGTAACTGCTTCCTCAATCCATACATCCGTAATACCTTCAACTGATTTTAAGTTATCAACATTGTCAAGACCTGCTGGAATTAGCTTATTGCCATTGGAGTTACAGATGATTTCGTAATCCGACTCTCGAATAGTAAACAAATCAGTCCATCCGTATTGGTCAATAACGTCTTTGAATAGCTGAAAGCAAGATTTCTTAATGTCACTAAACTTTTTACGCAAGTAAAGGCATCTGAAGTATTTATTTGTTAATGCTTTTACAAGCAAACGCCTGGCAACATAAGCAGATTTACCAGAACCAGCACCACCTTTTAGAATCTGATACTTTGCCTTACAATCCCAAATCTTGTAAAATGTATCATTAATCCATATTATTTGACCTGTAAAAATCTGCTTATATGCTGGTTTTAAAACATATTCTTCATCAATCTTATCTGGAAAGCAGTAAGTTGGTATTTTTTGAGCTGGGAGTACTGTGTATTTTGGTATTGCGGTCATTCGATTTGCTCAGATAAAATGTCTTCAATTTTTGATAACTGGTCACTACTCAAAACATTGACTTGGACAAAGTTATTTACTGTCGGTTTAGGGAGCTCCTTTACAATTCCAATTCTTAACTTGTTGATGTCAATAATCTTCATCATGTGAAACATTCTTGTACCTGTCTCAATCTTTACTTTTTCCTCTAAAGCCTCACCGTTTGCACCTAAAGTATAATAACTTATATATCCAGTCTGAACCGCAGCGACAATCATATCATACAAATTATCAACTGTTGATACTCTGCCAAGCTCACGAGCTTGTGCAATTTCTGGATTTATAGCTATTCTACTATTGATGTATCGAGTAGTAGTATTTAACTCTCTTGCAGTACTTGAAATGTTTCCCTTTTTGATGATAAAAGTATTCATTATCTCTTCATCGGTAGGAAAAGTTAATGCCTTTTTCTTATCCTCAGCTAATAATAAAGCCTCTTTTATCGGAGAATTGCTATTTTTCGACATAAGTATCTAAAAGTTTTTCAAAAATACGTTCACTTGATGAAATATCGTGCATAGTTTGAAACTCACTCTGAATATCAAGCCATTTTTCATAAATTTCATCATTAACTACTAATTTTATAGTCTTCCAGTTTTGTTGATTTGAGTATTCATTCTGGAAAGTATCATCAAATCCGTTATTTGAAAATGACATCGGAATTTCTGGAAGAAAAAAGTCTGTTTTCTCAAATGGAAGCTGCTCAAAAATTGAGTCGCCAAACTCAAAATTCAAATTTTCGATAATTTGCTTCAACTTTTCTTGATTTGAAGCAAATCGAGTCTCATTCACTTTTAAAGAAATCGTTTTTGCTTCGCTGATTGTAATTGCACCAGCATAATAACACATCACTTGTGTAAAATCCAACCCAGATTCCAAATATTTAGTCGCATAAAACAACTCAATGTCACCATCAGAGTAATTTTCTATATTATCAACACAATCCAGAACTTTTACGATTGCTTGTCTCCTGTGGTTGCCATCAACAACTTCAATTTCATTTCTCTCGTTTGTTCTGAGAATGCAACTCACAATATTTCCAGAAGTAAGCAGATTTAAAATCAACTTCTTCATCAAATCGTCGTCGTCTTCCTTGTAATTCCAATCCGCAGCCACCGTTTGCCGTAAATCGTAATATAAAAATGTGTTTTTTGCCAATTCCATCAGTTAAAGCATATTTTTTGATTGTAAAACTTATCTAACCTATCAACCAAGTAATCAAAATTCAAATTAACTACAAAACTATTGCCACTCTTAAATTTAATAAGAGTGCAAGTATTGTCAATCTTTTTTTCATCATCAACATATCTGACTAATGCTTCAATGTCATTCATGTTAAACACTACATCAGCATAAGTTCTGTTTTCATTGTTGACATTATCAATTTGTGGCCCAAACTCATACCAAGTTTGTGCTTTCTGAAATGGATTCCTTGGGTTCATGTTTTTCGCAAGTTTGATTCTTATAAAAATTATTTCCATTCTTTGGACAGTAGCCCCAAACAGATTTGTTTACATCTTTCTTCCATATCTCAGCATTTCTTATTTGAGCTGGAGTATATTGAAGAAAAACACAATTACCGCATGATTTCGATTGTTCTACTTGCATAGTTTTCTATTCTTAGTTTTGATTTTTCACAATTATTTTCACTCCATTCACTCATAAGCCATCTACGACCCATCAACTCGGCCATCTTGCAAGTAGTACCACTACCGCCAAACATATCATAAACCAAATCTCCTTTATTGGAGAAAGAAAAAATCATATCTCTCGCAAATTTCTCTGGAAAAACTGCTGGATGTAATGTTTTGTCATCATCATTAGCATTACCAACAACATAAGTAAAAATATTACCTTTTACTTTCTTTTCCTTAACTTCCGAAGTAAAACTGTCTTTCCCTCCATCTTTCCTCCATCGAGTCTTCGTACCAGACTGACCAGCATTTTGTGTGTCAACTTTTAGTAAATTACTAACTGATGGAATTCCACCCTTCGTGCAAACAAAAATGTACTCAAACTCTTTCGCATAATGAGAAGCATCTAAAGAAACTGGCATATAGTTCTGCTTACGGAAAATCATAACTCGAACACTAAAACCAATCTCCTGCAAATAAATAGCTTGTCTAAATGATGTCAAACTGTCAGTATTGTTTACCGAACCACATTTTAACTTCAAATCTTTTACTTTATCTCCAACATTCCAAATCATTACGCCCTTATCCCTCAACACTCGATACGCAGCATTAGCAGTTTTCTGAAAGTCAAACTCGTAACCATCATACTCTCGTTCATCATCGTAAGGAGGTGAAGTGATAATCAAATCAATCATTCCATCACTCATTAAATTCATGTGGTCAATGTTGTTGCCGAGCATTATTTTTCCTTCTAACTTTATTGATGTCATTCTGCATTTTAATTTTAAGTGTTTTTAAATTACGCTCCAACTTCTTAATGTCTCGCTCGTAATGATTACGAATACTCTCTTCCTCTTCTAAGTCTGGGAAACTTCTCGTTGCCAAATCCTTAATCAAAGCGTGCTCCTTAATTTCACTCGGAGCTATCTTGTCTTCGTACCTCTGAACTAATTCCAAGCCCTCAAAAATATTGTCCTCACCAAATCTCTTAGTGAATCTCGCTAAAACAATATTCGATGGACGAAAATTAGGCTTCACAATAACCTTTGAGTCAACATTAAAGTACCTTTCATTCTTCCAAAAATAACTACGATTCATAATGTGCAAATAAAAATATCCCAAACTTTCAAGATGAACTATCTTGCCATCCATCAAGCCATTCTTGATAACTTCTATCAAAAACTTGAATAACTCTTTCGCTAAACTTGGGTCAATGTCAATCCTGTCATCAACTAATCTCGAAAACTCCTTTGGGTTTATCTTCCAAATGCAATCATCACTACTGCTTTTTCTCATATTTGACTTGTTAAGTTTGAAAATTAAACAATCATATCAACAAACTTAATAACATATCCACAAACAACCAAAAAAAATAGTGCAAACCCAAAAGGTATGCACTATCCGTGACTGGCTCATCTAACAAATTACTCACTTCAAACAAATGTAACAAAAAAAAATCAGTTAAGGAAAATGGTGCGATTTTTATTTTGTGTCCACACATAGGAAAAGGCCTTTTTCGGGGGGGGGAGGGGGAGGGACTGCAAAGAATTGATTCTAATGATTTGAAAGTTACGGAGTGATAAGAATGCAAAGGAATGGATAAAGCGTTGAATGCACGCAAGTATAGACACAAAAAAAGGACTGTAAATAAATACAGTCCTTAATGATTAGTTAGTTAGTGATACTATTAAAGCAGTTCATCTAAGTTGAAAGTTTGCGTTTCTTTCTCGACAATTGCAACTTTGACAGATAAAGCAGTGCTTGTGTAGTGTTTCATGTTGCTTTCGATTTCAGCGAACAAAAACGCTTTTTTGTCGTCAAACGTCTCCAGTGCAGTCATTTTTGCACTCTTTTTCTCATTCGATTTGATACGCTTGATTGAATCACTAATGATTGATTCGATTGTGTGTGCATATCCTTTTTTGTCGCTCTCGTTGTTGAATCTACAAGTAAGGACAATTTCTGTACTATCAGTCCACTTTGATTTACTTGTACGTACACTTGTTTTGTCCTTATAGTAAACGTACGATTTTTGTAATGAAGTGAGTGACTGAATTTTTGAAGCGTACAAATTACTTTCATCTATTACTAATCCGTATTCGCTTAACGCTTGTAATAGCGTTCTAACGTCCTCCGTAGTTGCTTTGTCGTTACTTGCAAAGTCGCTTATTAGTTCCGCTACTTCAACGGATGCAGACGGATTCTGCAAAAACTGAATAGGAATATTAAAAACACTTGCAATATCTTGCACGCTTGTTACTGGAGTGTTTCCGAAACTGTGTAGCATTTCGTTTTCGTACTTGTGGACTGATTGTAGATAACGTCCTACGCTTCCATGCTGATACTCTATATTAGTATCATACTCGCATTTGTACGATTCGACTTCTTTGTTTTGCTCTATGCTCCAAGATGCAACGAAAAATCCTTTTGTACTTTCTTTGCTCAAAACTGAAAACGACTTTACTTTTGTACTTTCTTTGCTCAAAACTGAACTATATCCAAAAAGTTTGTCAGTACTGTTTTGAGTTGCTAAAATTGTTATTACTGCGATGTTAGATGAATTTTCCATTTTGTTAATTTGTTTTTGTGTTTAAAAAAAATATTAATTAATGATTGAAATGATACTCTAATTTTGTTATTGAACTGAAATTAGTACACTAAATTCGTATTCAGTCCATTCCGTTCCGTGTTCTTGACTTCTTACTAAAATCGTCATACATTGGAAGTCTTTTTTTTACGAAATTATCTATTTCGTGCAAAACTTTTTCGCATTCTGTATTCATAATTGGAATAATTTAAAAAGTGAATGATTAATAAATATGATAAACTAAACTTTTCCCATCTATTTGAGCGTAGTAATATAACGGATGACAAACAACGTTCAATATTTCAGTATAATTAAAAGTACGTGTTACGCTTGGGATGAAAGTGATTGTTATTTCTTTGTCCAAAAGTTCTATTTTTACACACTCTCTCATATTGTCAGTTGTGATTTTTGATTGTAGAATCACAAACATTGCTTTTATTAATTCGTTTTTCATTTTAGTATTCATATTTAAAAGTGAGTTAAAAATTTGTCTGATAAACTATTCTACTATACTCATGTTATGTAGCGTTCGTTTCCCGTTTGACTGATACAAATGTACGGAACATAATTTAATATACAAATTAATATAATTTTGTGTAGCTTGTTTAGGATGTTTTTCTCCCGAAATATAGTGTTTCAACTCGAATTTGAGTTAAAATAAATATCTGGAATCTGTCAATTTTAGCTAAAAAAGGAGTTTAAACACTATTGTTTATCTACTCTATTATGAATCAAAAACGCTTTATTTGAGCTACTTATAAACTACAATAGAAATACGCTTTTTTCCACAAATTTCGTGCAAAAATGTGATTTTTGTCATATTTCGAGTTTCGACTCAAAAACGAGCATCGGTCCATACGCCAGGAGCTGGATTTGAGCGAGAGCTGACCAATAGATGGAGCTTCCTAAATCCACCCAATAAAAAAAATTTGAAAACTTTTTCGCTGGAAATTTCACGCAAAATTCAAAATTTTGACTTTTTCAAGTTGTACTTTTCTAAGTTGAAATGACAAAATATGCACGGTTGATATAAAAAATCATTGTACTTTTTCAAGAATTTTGCTTTGAAAGTAAAAAATGAGCATTTAGCCGTAATTTGACTGGAAAGTTTGACTCGAAAGATTGTCAGTTAGATTTTATCTATGACGCAAATCATCGCTTCGATGGGGTTTTGGAGCTTTTTGAGTAGCAGAAATGTAGAAATGCTTGGGCTTAGTCGAAATAATTAATGCGAAAGTGTTTTATCATCCGAAAATGTGCAAACATTGAGTGTAAATTGAATGTAAATTCTATGAATTTGAGTAAAAAACAATAAAACTCAGTAAACTGAATACATTGAGAGAAGAATGGCTGAGATATGGATTTGTGGATTGTTGATATACCGCAAAAAAAGTCAATTCTACTGATTAGAGTTGAATTGACTTTATCTATGAGATTGGGATATTTTATAGATTTCTTCTATGAGTGCGTATTGTTTATGGTTATTTCATTGAATTTTGTGTTTATGTTGATTGATTTTGGAATATTTTAGTGAGTTTTTGGAATATTTGGGTTATTGATTACTACGTTATTTTTGTTCTTGTTCTTGTTAGTGTTTTACAGATTTATTTTCGAGCTGTTTTATTGCTGAGTTTAATAGTTGTACTCGAATTTTGATTTTTTCTGATTCTTCTGGTTGTAATCTTATTTCTTTTGGTACTTCTTCGGTGAGTGGGCTGTGATAGTTCATAAGTGATTTGTTTCGATGTTTTTTCTGATTTCAGTTAGTTTTTCTCTAATTGTCGTTTTTTTTCTAACAATTGCTTGTATTTCTAAGAGCTGATTGTAGAAATCTGGGTCGGAAGTTTTTATTTCTTAAATCTGTGGTGAGTGAATGATATTTAAGTCTTCATCGAACTCTCCTATTTCTCCGCAACTATTGCAGATTGAAATATCTCCTTTATCTGGTAGTCGCTCTGATGAAGTAGTGTGTCTGTCCAGTTTGCATTTACAAAAAGTACATTTAGATTCTGGTTGCGAAAAAGTTATCATTGTTTTATTTTTTTGATTTAATGATTTTTCAATTCTAAGTTAAATTCCTTTAAATAAGAATTTATTTCATTCCTCCAAGAACATCCCTTTGGTTGTTTGTACTCCAATGAATTTGATATAAATCCATAGTTTCCATCTTTTTTGTTTAAATAAAAACCTTCTTTTACGATTTTTAGAGAAAATCTTGTGTTTTCTTTTACTAATTTTTCAAGTGCTAATTTTATTTTATTTTGCATTTTATTCTTTGTTTAATATTTTTTGAACTTTGACTATTGCATTTTCGAGTATTTCGAGCCTTTTTTTGTCTCTTTTTTTTCTCGATTGAATTATTGTTTTTTCTCCACTTAAATTTATTGGTATTGAAGTGATTGAGTTAATTTCTTTTTCTTTAAACTCTGGAAAGGCGTTGTTTGTGTTTTCCCAATTATATAGATTTGGCCCACAATTCTCATATGTTTTCAAATTCCATAGAATGCAAGGAAGCAACAAGCATAAATAAGCTGATTCAAGACCGTATTTAGTATAAGTCTTTCTCTTTATTTGACATATTGCTTTCTTGTAAACTAATAATCGTATTTCTGGTGGGATTTCTGAGTCCAGATTTCCGCTATATGGTAGTTTGCTCATGTTTTAGTTGATTTTCGAGTTTTTGAATCCATTCTCTGATAAATTCTAATCTTTGTGGCGTAGCATTGCCGCAAATATTATCAAGAATTTCTACTACTTTATGTGAAAGCTCTGGAAAAGCTATTTGAGTTTTTCTACAAGTCCATTCATAATCATCTGGACCATGATTATTTACGTGTTTCAAATCCCACAAAACACATGGTAGAGTCAAGCAAAGCCATGGGCCAGAAATTCCGTATTTTCCCCAATTTCTCTCAATTATAAGAGTTTCTACTTTTTTGTAAACTTCTAATCTTACTTGAATTGGTAGCTCCTGCTCCATTCTTCCATTATACGGTAGTAGTGAGTTCATTTTGATTTTATTTTGAGTTTTTGAATATAATCTTTCAATCCCATTCGATATAAGAACCGCAAGTTTTGACTATAAGTGATTTTTCCATCAAGTCCTAAGTCGTTTTTTTGCTTCATATCCTTTACTGAAAACCAGTCTAATTTTTCATCAACATCAATTTCTACATCTGGTCGACTGGACTCCAGTAGCATCTTATTGACATTATTTAGCTCAGAATTGAAATCCTTTTCTTTGTATTTACGAAGAAATTCTGGCTCTTTTTTAAGTAATTCATCAAGAACTTTCTTGTCTATCAAAGACTTTTTACAATCCAGCCCGATTATGTAGTTTTTGATTCCATCGGTCACTTCTGCATAGTTTACTATCGCTCTACCGCAGTTATCGCAAGCATGAACCATCGCTGATTCATCAAACAATCCTTTCCTGCTAATCGCAATAACTCTAAGAACTTTACCTGTTAATTCCATGAATCTTGATTAGGTGTTTTGCCTTCTCTATATTTTCAAGTGAAGACTTGTGAATGAATTTGTTTTCGTAATTTCTGCCCGATGCCAGGCAATCAACTAATTCTTTGTTTAATCCGACTAAACATTTTATCGAAACACCTTTGTATGTGTAAAGATATGAATTAGGCGACTGTCTGAATATAGAAAAATCTCCATTTCTGTAAACGAGAGTTCTTTCTTCTGTAAATACTGGTCTATCATTTTTAGAAGACCAGATGCAAAGTATTTTTTCCATTTTATTGAGCTTTTAGGTATGCGTAAATACAAGTTTCTTTTTCTACAAAATCACAGTATTTTCCATAATTACAGTATAGTAGATTTCCTGCAAATGGCTTCTCTTTCCAATATATTTGCTTATCAGAAACGAGCCTTATTTCTTCAATAGCTTTTTCCTTTGCGAGAATAAATTCTTTAATCCAAAACCATCCGTAGAAAGTTTTTTCATCAAAACTTTCAATCAGCTCTCCGCTTATCATACCAGAAGAATATTCGTTTTTTACTCTATCCAAACATTTTTCGTTTAGTACGTTTTCCATTTCAACTGTCAACTCAACACTACTCGTGTCAAGGTGATACTCTATTTCGATTCTCTTTTCCATTACAATTCAGCTCGTTTTAGTTCTGTTCCTACCGAAATCTCTCCAACTATACCTTTACATTCCTGTAAAGTCACAAATCCTTTCAAATTCTTTCCGTTTTGAATCTCGAAAGAAACTTTACTTTTTTGAACTTTGAATTGCTCTTCGGCTGATTCAAAATCAAAAAAATGTCTTGTATTTTCGTAAGGCATTTCTAAGCCCTTGCGAGTTGTTTTTATAGTCCATGAGTGGACTTTGTATACTGATTTAGTTTCTGGTTTCATTGCTGTGATTTTAAAAATGATAAACAAGTTTGATAATTCATTTCTGGTATGATGTTTGAAACTTTTGATACTCCAGTTATATAATCAAAAGAATATGTGCCTATTTTAAAATACGCTTTTCCACTCCTAATTTGTGCTTTTATTACAAGATTTGGCATTTCTTGTTTTGTCTTTGAGTAGAAAAACAATTCTGATATTTCTGCTAACTTTTTTTTCATACGATGATTTTATAAAGCTACTCTATCTTCGGTAAATACAATTCCTTTTATGTGTAAAACTGGATTGAACTTCCACCATCTTGGATTTTTTAATCCTGTCAATGTAACTAAGTAATTTTTACCGCTATTGTTTTGATTTAAAGAGAGCTGCCCAGATGCAAATACTGGAGAAAAGTTTTTGAAAGATTTATACAATCTAACTTCAAACTTTGGCAATCCATCTTTTTTAAGATGGATGCTATTTTCTTTTAAAATAGAAATAATAGTTTCCTCAGTTATGCTTTCGGGTGCATCAAATATGATGCTGAAATTGTTTTCAATAGTGATTCGAGCTTTCATTTGTCTTAATTAGTTTATAATCTGGTCAAACTCTTTTACTGTTTTTTTAAGAATCAAGTTGTCTTGATTATCAAAAAAGTAAAGGATTTCACTTTTATTATCAGCCCAGCAAATGCTTGGAACACGAATACCGAGCAAATAAGTCTCGTAATTAAAAATCACATCACTCATATCTTCAAGAATTACTGGCGTATTGTCTTCCACCCAGCATACAGGACACAATGCACTTCCTACTCTAACACTTACTCTACCTCGGTCAGAATCGTCTTGAAGTCCTTTCAAAATATATATTCCAGAAATTGAAAGGTCGTTGAAGAAAACTTTTTGTCCACTTTCTCCTAAATAAAAGAATTTCATAGATTTTGATTTAATGGTCTGAAAATAATTTCGTAATTCTATTTTCTTCCCTGTGTTTGATTTTGATGCTCTAAATTTAGCAAATCATCATCACTTAGCTTTTTGTTTGAGTGATTATTTGCTTCTTTTTTGGCTTTATTTTTTGTTGAATAAACTCCAAGAAATTTGTGATTGCTATTCCATTGGTCGGAACTGAATAAAATATATACTGATTTCATAATATAGATGTTAAAAGTTAGTTGATGTTTTTTTATTTAATCAATAGAATCTGTTAAATAATCATCAGTTTTACATTTAGGACAAGCCCAATAATAATCCTTTTCCTTTCCATCATAAATAAAAACCATTTCAATTTCGTTTCCTTTTAATTCATGCTCAATTGCATCTGATTGAGGATTTCTGTCAATTAGAATTGAATCGCAATTATTGCACCTGCATAGGTTTTTTTTCATTTGTTTGATTTTAAAAATAAGTTTAATCTTTCTTTTGCATTATACAAATAGCACAAGTCATTGCCTACATTTTTATTGAAAGTTGTAGCTACTCTATCTCCACTTTTCCATGTATTTTCTTTGTCGCTCGTTACACTTCTTTCAACTGCTATAATAGTAGTTTCTTTTAATAAGAACTTTTCTGCCTTTTCTAAATCAAATAGTATTGATTCTATTGATTGAATTTGTTTTTTATTTAGATTAGCCATGACTTAAATTAATTTTGAAAAGTGTTTTAATTCTGGAAAGATTTTATTAAAAATAGGCTTTAAATCGCTTTTATGAGTATTTTTTGATTCTGTAAAGTCATAAACATCAATGTGATAGCGTTTAAATCCTCCAAGTGAGCAATAACATTGCAACTTTGACAAACGTCTCTTAGAAACTGTTATTTTGTGAATTTCAGCGTTTTCTACATTCTCCGATATTTCAATAATTACATTTTTCATAATACTGATTGTTTTGTTATTAAATGATATGACAAATATTACATTATTATATTTAATAAACAAGCAACAAAAAAAGAATCTTTGAAAAATACAACGTTTTTATCAAAAAAGACGCTATTTTAGTCAAAGATTCTTTAAAAAGTACAATTATTGATTTTTACTGTTTTTTGAGTGCTTGTTTATGAGATATTTGGCTCAATTCATAATTCCGAATCCTTTTTCCTAATAATATCTGTACTTATTGATTTCAATTCTTTTTCAAACTCTAAGTGTTTTTTAAGACCAAACTCTTTTAAATTTTCCCTTTCTGCAAACACTTGCTTTCTTGCCCACTCTACTTCCATATCACTTGATGAATAAGATATTGCAAAATCAATGTCTGGCTTCATCAAGTAAACATCAATAATTCTTTTTATTCTGTCTGTTGGTAGTAAATCTAAGTTTCTTATTTTCTTGACATCTTCTACTGATACCCCCATACACATTGCCAAAGTTTCAAGAGATTTATTTTTCTTTTCCTTTTTTTCTTTGAAAAATCCTTCATCAAAATTCTTAATATCTTCATAATTGGTTTCGCTTCCAATTTCTTCAATTTTTTTAGGATTGTATTCCATTAAAAAATCAAGTGTGTTTTGAAGTTCTTTGGCATTAAAAACATGACTTTTTGTGTCTATTTTTCCAATATCATCAATTATTGAAACTTTTTTTTTGACACCTTTTTCAATTTCTTCATCTTTTCTTATAACTCTTCCAATTTTTTGTTGGTAAAGTGGCGACTCTCTGAACTCTTTTTCGAGTTTCTGTTCTCTTTCTCTCTGCTCCAACAACATTTTCTTACCTTTTATGATTTTTAGCTCAGAACGTACCAAAAGAGCAATAAGAATAAAATTACTTAGTGATTCGATAATTAGTATGGTGAGTTGCATTATTTTATGTCGTTTAAAAGGTTTATAGCTTGATTTATGTAATCAATGGCGAGCTTTCGCTTTTGTTCGTTTTCATCTGAAAGAATTACAGTTGAAGCTGCCATGTTTTTTGAGTATGAAAGCATATTTCTTGATTTCATAAGCAAATTAGTATTTGATTTGAATGGTCTTTTCATTTTAGTCTTGAATTACACCGTAAGAAATCATTATGTCTCCGTAAGTTGGTTTTGAGTCCAATGGAAGACCTCTATACATAAGAGCATACTCAATTTGATGATTTTCGAGTTCTTCTATTTTTGGGTATTTTAGAGTAAACTCGTATTTCTCTCCAGTAGCATACGCTTTTCCGTTCATGCAAATAACGGTAAATTCATCATCTTCTATTCCTGCAAGTTCAACACAAGTTTCTTCAACAATTGGCATAGACAAATCGAAGATTAAAATATCTTCATCACTTGCTGGGTCAAGCTCGTATTTGCCTGGCCTTAGCTTTTCATTGAAAGATATTTGTCCAAAATTGTAATTCTTGTGAAAGTACATTTTTTTACTTTTGCCTACGTAAGAAATCCCAGTTCTTTGGATTATTAGCGTGTTTTCTTCATGCTTTATGACTACTTGCTCACTCTCAAACCCGCAATTATAGATTCTTAATGAAGACTCTTTAGTGTTCTTGCAACTAATTGAAAGAATTTTTCCGTGTATTTTCTTTGACATTTTGAATTTATTTTTTGGTTTTATAAAATATTCAATTACTTTTGTGTCGTGGAATGGAGCAGTTGGTAGCTCGTTGGGCTCATAACCCAAAGGTCGGAGGTTCGAGTCCTTCTTCCGCAACTAAAAAATGAAAAATCAAAACTTAAATATCCTTAGTCTTCTGCCGCAGATTTTATCTGAGGATTCTTGACTATGAATTTGGTTTTCATTAGAAAAGTCTTCTCATTAATTTGTGAAGACTTTTTTTATATCTGGTATTGGAGGAGTTAGGCCGTCCTCGCCTGTTCTGGACACAGGAGAACGCAAGTTCAAATCTTGCATATCAGACTCAAATTGTGGACTTGGTGGAATGGCAGACACGCTTGTCTTAGGAACAAGTTTTTGCGAGTTCGACTCTCGCAGTCCATACTAAATAGAGAGTAAACATTGATGGTGATATGGACCGACTGCTAATCGGCTCGACGACTAAAAACGTTTCGGTTCGATTCCGATGCTCTCTACTAAAGTTGACTTTCCAAGTCTTCTATTTGTTTTCTCAGATTTTCGGCTTCTTTTTCCAATTTGTTATAGTCTTGCTCTAATGAACTATAATCACTTTCAAGATTTGAAACCTTTTTTTCTAATTCATCTATTTCTTCCTGTTTTTCTTCGACTTCTTTTACTAAATCATTTCCCCAACTTCTTAGACTGGCATTAGCTGACCTAATTTCTTCCATTGAATCAAGAATGTCTTTAATGTTTTGATGGTCTGATTCATCTTGCTCTTGAATTGCATTGAACAAGCTATTTGCATCTCTGATTACTGAGTCAATAATTGGACAAGTATTTCCTACTGGCTCTTCATTTATTTTCCATCTCATTCTATTGATTTTTTAGAAATTTAAACCATATTTCTTTTGAATGTCTATAATTACCAGAGGAAGTACAGTTATTTTCAGCATATTCGCAAAGTTTTTCAAGTTCGTCTTTATGAAATACAGGACTAATTGGCGTTCCCTCGGTAGTGTTTTCATAAAGTTGAATATGAGTAAGCTCTTCGTCTTTCCATTCTGGCATATAGTCTTCTTTTAATGGCTTTTTTCCAGCATATTTTGAATAACTCATGTTTTCATACTTTTTCTCTTTATTTACATAAGAACCATCAAAATTATCTCTAAGTCCTTGATTCCACTTTTTTTCTTTAAAATTCCATCTTCTTAAAGAAGTTGAAAATTTTCTCCCAAGAAGTGGTTTGTAATATACATTTCCATCTTTTGGATGCTCCCAATTTTTTGCAACCTTTCTTAGTTCCCTTCCCATGATTAAAATATTTAAGAGTTGATAAATAGTAATTGGGTAGTGATGACATAATTTTAGTGATTATTCTGTAACAATCACTACCCAGATTACTTTTTTCTATGAAGAGTCCATAATGTAAATTTTAAAGGATTAGAAATTTATTTAAAAACAGTTGTAATTCTCTCAAATACTGCTTTCTTGGCGAGCTTTTTACGCTCTTGTATGAAATCTTGTATTTTATTTGATAATTCGTACTCTTCAAATGAGTACTTAAACATTCCTTGCTTTTTATTGTAGAACTTACAGATTAGTTCTAACAATTTTTCAGAGTTTGAATCAGAACTAAAATACAAATTCAATCCGCAAATACTCGTTAAATGAATATTGCCGTTTTGTAAATCCTCAAAAGTGAGGAACGGAACATAAGGCTCCGCTTTCTTTACTTGAAAGAATCGTTCTTTTTCTTCTACTTCAACTTCGTACAAAATCTCTTCTTTGATTTCGTAATTTGGCAAAACTACTTTCTTTCCTTCTTTTGTAGGAATTACTGAAACTATTTGGTCTGGGTTTCTATTTGATTTGAAGAATTTTAATATCATTTCTTTAGTGATTGAGAGTTTTGATTAATTTAACTGCGGTATCTATTCATGATTTCATCGAATTGTGCTAAATTCATATTTATAATTCTTTAAATTCTTGATTTAATTTTTCTAACTTTTTTAATGTATTTTGAAGAATAACTTCTTTCACCAAAGAAATAATTTCTTCATCATCGCAAACAGTAGAACGACTATTTCCATTTCCATGCCAGAAATCAATATATTCCGTTTTTTGATTTCTTATAAGAAGAATTCTTTTTTCGAGTATATTAATTTGTTCTATTAAAGAATTGGCATTGTTTAACTGTATGATTGTCATGTTCTTGATTTTTCTAAATGTTTTTTTGTATTTTTAGGTAACTCGCATTTACTGAAATCTACACAAGCGTAGCAATTTTCTAAGCCTCGAGACTTTCTGCATTTTGCTTGACTATTAGCGGAAGAAATAAACTTCCGATATGCGGTGCGTTGCTTCGGAGTCATTAACTCCATTCTCTTAATTTCAAACTCTGACATAGCCTGTTAATTTGGGTTTCGATTGAATCGAAATCAGTTGAAGAAAGTTTTTCCCTACATTTATCAAGAATCTTTTTTTGTAAGATTCTCAAACATTCTGCCTCACTTTTTACTGGAGGATTTTGTTTGAACCATTTTGCAAGCTCCATGAATGTTTCTCTGTCATAAGGCTTGCTTAGAGCGTCATTGCAAAGCATCGAAATTTCTACATAAATCGTCTCTGGCAAGATTTTTTCTTGTGTGCGATATAAGAGAGCGTTTTGCAAAACAAAGTCTCTTATATCTGGCTTTTTGCTATTTTCCATAATACTCAATAAAAGAATAGAATTTTAAATCTCCATTTGGAAGTTTTTCTGAAATAAATTCGGCGACTGGAAGAGAGTCAACGTATATAACCCAATTATCACTATTTTTCATTGGTAGAATAATGATTTTGTTTGTGCCGCAGAAAGATTGCAATTTTTGATTCAAGAAACGTTTTTTGTCGAAATCCATTTCATTTCGCATTTCTTTGAAAAGATTATGGTATTTCTCAACGAGTTTTTGTTTTTCATTAAGAATTACAACTTTCGTGCATCTAATTAGAACCTCATTTTTTTGTTCTAAAAAAATAAATCCTTTACCGACAAAGTAATCTTTTATTTCTTCATCGGTCGAAGATTCATTAACTTCTGTCACATAATCTTTTGAGCGGTCAACTAAAATAACTTTTACTGATTTCATAGTTATATATATTTAATTGTTAAATGATAGTACAAATATTACATTATTATATTTAACAAACAAGCAATAAAAAAAGAATCTTTGAAAAATACAACGTTTTTGCTGAAAAACACGCTATTTTAATCAAAGATTCTTTAAATAATGCAATTTCAATTAATAATCATCTTTAAGGAACTTTTTAATCCACTTTTTGGTATCATTTGAGAAGTCCTGCCCAAGCATCCAATTCAAATAGTTTTTCTCCAAAAGAACATTTTTTCCTTGATTCTTTCCAAAATTGAACACAAACTCGCCAGCTTCGTTAGCTGTAAATCTCTGAGAAAAATCAACTCTTGGCTTGTTATTGCTTACAATCAATTCAATTTCTTTTGGATTTTCAAAATTAAGTGCGTGCTGTTGAATCTGGGCGAGCAAAACTTCATTTGAGCCATTTACATCAACCATCGCACTATGTGCATTTTCCAGCTCTTTTTGTGTGTAATTCTTATACACATTTGATAGAGTTCTTTGGTTGAAGTGATTGTTGATTTTGAATGTGTCCAAAATTACTTTACCAGAGAAATCTACATCAATTCCAGCTCTGTCAAATTCGGTGAGAATTAAAGGAACATCGAAACTTCCAATATTGTAACCGCTCAAGCAATCAGTTTCATATCCGAAGAAAATCATCAATTCCCCTGTAATTTCTTCAAACTTCGGAGCATCTTTTACCATTTCATCACTGATTCCATGAACTTCCGTAGCTCCAGCAGGTATTGGAATGCCAGGGTTTACTAAAGTTTCGTACATTTTAAGAGTTATAAACTCTTTTTGCTCAAAATCGTATTCGAGCAACTGTACAGCGAGTTGAACAATTTTGTCTTTGTTTGTATCTACGCCAGTAGTTTCTAAATCAAACGATGCAATTCTTAAATTTTTCTTCATAATCTTTTTGAATAAATAATTGTTGTTTAATAAAAAAAGTCTTCTTACTTAAAATCATTGAGTGAGGTATTGCTACCTTAATTACTCTGTGAGGTATTTTCATAGCTCTTAGAGTTTTCTTTGTAGAGTCGATGCTTTCTACATCGACTCTGACAAATTCCATGCCTTTATGAATCATTTTAGCTTCTCGTAGTCTATTGCAATTCCAAATTGATGGAACTATATGGTTCTCAATGTTAAATTAGCTCTGAACATTGTTAGTATTGAATCAGAACTCATTCCAGAAAATTCCTTATTTGCATAATAAAGTCTTTTATGCTCAATCCGTAAAAGCTCCTTTTGCTTTTCGTACTCATTCCAATCTTCTTGCGATACTGGACTTACTTTTTTTAGGGCAATAATTCCTTTTTTAAGAACTTTGATTGCTTTTTTGTGTTCAGAAAGAGTCATTTTTCAAAGATTTTACGTGTTCAATAACTTCATTTAGCTTGTGATGGTTTATCGAAAGATAAGACTGCCAGCATTCTTTTGATGGAGTCCAACGAAATCCATTAGACTTTAGTAAGTCAATAGTTTTTCTTTCTGGCTTTCCATTAAAATGAGCTTCCAGCCTGTTGTCCACAATATTTCTAACAAATCTTACTCCGTTTATTGTTTCTTCGTCAGCTTCAACATTTCTTGCTTCAACTCTTTTTTGAAGCTCGGCAAGAGTTTTCTCATGTTGCTTGATTTTTGCGTTTGAGTTAGTTAGTTGGAAACCAGCAAATCCATCTCCCCAAAAATTCCTGTCAGAAAATAACTTTTCAATAAGTTCGTTTTCGAGTCCGATATTAGAAAGCTCTTCTTTTTTCTCTTCCAAAGTGAGCTTTTTATTTCTCACAATTTTGTTAGAATCAATCATCATTTGATGATTTGCTTTTAAGTCTTCGATTAGCTGAATCTTTTCTTCAACTTGGACATCGAGAGTTGGCCGCTCTGCTCTGTTCAGTTTCTTGACAATATTCTTTACCCATGCTCTCCAAGTTTCCATACTTGACTGCTCCCATTTACGCATTTTTTCTTGTCTGCGAACATTAAAGCCACTCCCTCCAGTAATAGCGGAGCTGGCAGTTCTTGATAAGCTACTAATGTGATGAGACATTAAACGTTTGTACTTTTCCGCTACCCAATGATGAGTCTCTGGAGGAACTGAGTCTAAAATTTGCTTAAGCTCAGATTCGCATTCAGCGATGTACTGTTTTCCTCTTTCGTCTGGGCGAAAAGAAATCCATGAGTGGGCTGATATAGCTCTCTGTGTGTAACTTGTTAGTGAGTGCATTTTATTAATCGTTTATGTTTAAAATGAAAATTGAAGTTGATATTTTTGTTCTCGCAAAATCTATGTTTGAATCACAAATTTTATACGGCAAAGTCCATTTTTCGAGAGATTTTTTAGTTTCTCTATCTCTCAAATTATCGAAAAAAGTAGTTGGCAATATCAAAGCTAATGTGCCGTAAGATTTCAACAAATCAAATGCTTTGTTAAAAAAGTGTGGATAAAAATTTGTTTGATATGGAGGGTTTGAAATTATCAAATCTGCTTTTTTAAAAACCTCCACATTTAAACTTTCAATGTCAGAATCTAAATAGTTGATTCCTAATTTTTCACAAGCATAGTCGAAATCTTGTTCTTTGTCGCAATCAACTCCAGCAATATAGTTGAATCCTTTATTTTTAAATGATTTTGAAAGTCCACCAAATCCGCAACATAAGTCAATTATAAAATCAGTCTTAAAAACAGGTACGTGAGAATCAATTTCATTTGCAAATTTCTCGCACAATGCTGGAGGAGTAAAAAACTGGTCATTATAAACTCCAAATTTTCTTTGTCTCTCAATTAAATACTCATAAACCCAATTTTCCGTGTCGCTACAACTAAAAGGCAACTTTCCGAACGTTTCGAGATATTGATAGATTTCTGGTATAGTGTAGGGCATTTTTTTGTAGGTGTTTTGCTTGATATAATATTCAAGCGAAAAACTTTTCTTGATTTCTTGCATAGCGTTTGTTTTGTTATTTAATGATAGTACAAATATTACATTATTATATTTAACAAACAAGCAACAAAAAAAGAATCTTTGAAAAATACAACGTTTTTATCGAAAAACACGCTATTTCAATCAAATATTCTTTGAAAAGTACAATTGAGTAATTTTAATAAAATCAAATATCTTTTTAACCATATTTCGCACTATAAAAACTAAAAAATCCTTCAAGCGTTATAGTTTGAAGGATTTCATGTTTTCGGGAGTTCCAACTTGCGTTAGGCAAAATGTCTTCGCAAGGCGTTCGCTTTCGCTCACACCTTTTTACTCGAATTTCGCCCAACTTAGTGTTGGAAATTAAAACGCATTAGCGACGTATTCGTCAGCATCTTCATTATTTATTTCCCAGTAAAAAACCTCCCAATATGCAAAAAGAGAAGTTCCCATATTCCTGTATAATTTTCGATATACTTCTGAATTTTTCCCAAATCCTAAATTTTGCAATAATGTGCATAAATCATTTAAAGATATATTTTGCAAATAATGATTAGTATATTTATCTGCTTTCCATCGAATCGTCCCGTCTTTATCAAGAACTAATTCGTGGGCATGGTGTGATTCTTTTTCAAAAATCTCTACATAAATATCTTCTTTGATTTCATCTCTACTTATGGTTATTTCCGACATGATATTTGCGTGTTTTTAAGTTTTATTTTAGATTTCAATTCTCAACTTTCACGGGCGACACTTCGTGTCTTCCGTTCGCTACGCTTGCTTACTTCCAACTATGCAAAGAGCGAGCCGCTTCGCAAGTTTTTTACAAAACCACTTCGGGCCGTCTTTCCCACAGTTGGAAAAATGTTCTACGCCATCAAAATCTTTCTTGTATCAAAAGTGTCTTTCATAATTTTCCTCCTGCCGAGTAAAGTTATTTTCATTGCACAAATAACTATTTCAACCTGCTTAATTATAGATAATTCGGTTATCGCATCTTCTAAATGACAGAAAACAGCTTCAAAATTATCCATAAATTCTTCATCATCTTCGCACTCTTTTGACAACTTTTTAGCGTATGTCATTACCTTTTCAGATTTTTCCGACATTAGATTTGCGTTGGTGTTCATAGTTTTATTTTTAGTTTGGTACGCTTTCATATCGGGCGACTTCGTAAAAGCGTTTTCTCATGTGCCTGAATCTCCAACTATGCAAATAAGTAAAAGCGAGCAAATTTTTTGACAAAAATTACTACGGCATCGGCTTTGCAAAAGTTGGAAGTGGCTTATTCTACGACAATATCAATAGTAGGCGTATAAAGATACTTTTTCTGAAATTTCTTTATAGCGTTTTTTTGATTCAAAGCAGTAATTTCAACTCCATCTAAATAGAAAATTTTATGACCTTTTGGAATTGGAGGTTCTTTTTTCTCGGTCGATAAATCAACCTTTCTTGGAGTTATTCCAGTATTGAAATCGTAATTTAAAGCAGCCATTTGAGCAAAAGCAAGCATTTGTCTATTTCTCATATTTTTGTTTGTTTTGATTCTCCTCAAATTTGGGGAGAATGGTTTATAAAAGCGGTTCGCATATTATCGAAGCGGTGTTTTGGCACTTGGCGACATCTGATTAGCGGAGCGTTTGAAAATCCCGAAACTCCAACGAAACAAGTGCGTAAAAGATTGCCGAAAATGACCACTTCATCGCCCATCAAACAGTTGGAAATTTAGTTTTCAGCCAGTTAGGACAAAATTTAATTTCAACTTTCATCTTTATTTTTAGTTAAAAAATCCTCACAATCTACCGACCATAATATTCTGCCATTTCTTGATAAATAATTGACAAATTTTGGTTCAATCATTGATTGTGTTTTTAGTGGCTCAACTGAAATAAATCTTTTACAATCGTTTCTTTTTCCGCACATTTCGGTAGTATTTGGCTTAATTCTAAAACCACAACATTTTGAAATATCATTCATAATTAAAAAGTGTTTATTCTCTGTTTGGCACTTGGCGACACTTGGAAAGCGTTGCTTTGCCACGTTGGTTTGCCATCCAACGTAGCAAATATGTAAACGAGGGCAATTTTCGCTTTGCTCAATACTCCTGCATCACATTTGCAGGCAGTTGGAAGGTTAGTTCTCGAAATAGAATTTACCACAAAAAGGTTTATCAACTTCAATTTCAAAAAGTTCAGCTACCTTTTTCATGTATTTTATTCTTCTTTCAGTTGCTTTTACTACCGTTTTCTTAGGCAATTTGGCAAGTCTTTTATGAAAAGTAAGCATAAACTCCCGAAATTGTTCTATTGTTCTATCTCTTTTGTAGTGATTTATTATCGAAATAGCGGGAATTAAATTTCCAATATCATTTACATCATCAAAAGACACTCCATATTTTAACTTCATTTCTTTATCCTGTATCCAAATTGGGTGCATTTTTGGCATTGCATGGTCAACTTGCCACTTTTCGTCTAATTCCTTACCAGAATATGCACAAAGTCCCCCAAATTTATTTTTGATTAATTCACGCTTAGTTCTATTCTACATGATTAAAGCGGGGGTTTATGGTTTCAAACTCAAAAATCTCTAATTTACTCGGCGACACCCCGAAGGCGGAGCGTTCAAAATTGGTTTTCTTCCAACTCTGCAAAGAAGTAAAAGAGGGCAAATTTTCGTTCCTCAATTACTCCTTCATCGTCTTTGCCCCAGTTGGAAAACTTGTACAACGATTAAACTTCAATATCTAAAGGACATACTGCCTTTTTCATTTCCCATGTACTTGCGTACCATTCGCCATTTTCAATATAATAAAATGGAGTAAAAGAAAACGCTGGCATTTCTTTTGAATTATTAGTCGATGCCTTTAGTATTTCAAATAATTTATCAACTCTTTTTTGCCAATTATTAGAACCTCTCATATCTATTGATATAATTGAATTAACTACATCTTGCAATGTGTATTTTTTTGCGGTTACAGTCTCATTCGACGTTTGATTTGCGTTGGTGTCCATGTTCTTTTTTTGATTTATTGGTTCTCGAGTTTTACTTGGCGACCGTTGGTCGGCGGAGTTTTAAAGGCTCACCGTTCCAACTGTCGCTATGCGTAAAGGTGAGCAATTTTGAAGTCAAAATACTTCTCCATCGCCCAGCTTAAAGTTGGAAGTTTTTAGCAGCCGAGACTTTTCATAAATTCATACATTCCTATTTTTTTATAGTTTTTCCACTCCGTCCTTACGTTTTCCTCATACATTTCTGTTAGCTTATCCCAATTGTCCACCAAATTAGCCCAAGTTGTGCTTATATTTCTCATTCTGCCTAACTTCACTTTAAATTGAGGAACTGCTTTTAGTAACTTATAGCACCTTTTAAAATCGTCAGGGTCTAATGGATGGCTTTCGCTGTTAATATTTAGCGGAATATTGTCGTCAGAAAGGTATTTGAACATTGTTTTTGAACTTATACCTTGTTCTCCATTTTTAAGCCACCACAAAGCGTTTTCAATTTCACTTTTTTCGCTCGTTTCATTTTTTGGTTCTGTCCATGTTTTTTCGCAATCCTTATGAAGTTTTTCAAATGATTTCATAAAATCAGTTGCTAATTGAACAGGCATAGGCAATGGCATTTTTTGAGATGTGCCACAATTGAAACAAAACAAATCTCCGTTTCTAAATCCAGTTTTTGACATAATTGTAAATAAAAAAAGTCCCTCAATGCGTCGGATTGCATATATTGGGGCAGTTATAGACTAAAAGTCTAAATCGTCAGTTCAAGTATCCGACCCCTTGAATAAACGATGAACAAATATATAAATAATTCACTCATTTTCAAAGTGTTAATTCTACAAAATGCACTCGGCGACTTCTCCAAAGCGAAATTGCCTAAATCGGTTTTCTTCCAACGCTGGCAATTACGTACATGGCAGCAAAAAGTTTTCACTTTTACAGCACGGTCGCAATTGAAGCCGTTGGAAGTGCTTATTCCTCGTAAGATTTTAGCGTGATATACCAACTTACATCAGAATATTTTGCATCCAAATGGTCTTTCATTGTTTTAGCTTCCTTGAATGAATAAAAAATCATTGCATCTTCAATATCTTCTGCCGACTTAAAGCCATAATCATCAGAAACAGACTGCAAAACTTCTGCAACTTTCCAAATATTATTAGATTCCCAGCCGACAATGATAAATTATTTTTTCATCTTTATTTTAGTTTTTCGTATTATGCTAATTTTGGTTCTTCAGGTAAATTAGACCAGTGCGTAACATCGTCTAAAAAGTTTTCAGACGATTCACTGTAAAATCCTTTTACATCGTCGTAATATTCAGCTACCAACCACCGACTATTTTTAGGGAAACTTTTTGGTGCGAACACTAAAAAACTTCCACACTCTACGTTTGGTAATTTATCTTTTACGCTAAATACTTCACTCATAATCACTTGCGACATTACGAAGCCGCTTCGTTTATAGTCTTATTTTAAAATCATTAAGCTAATCTTGCGTCTTCGATGCTCGATTAGCGGGGTCGCTACGCTTGTTTTCTTCCAACTATGCAATTAGTGTCAAAGCGAGCAGGGCTGCGTTCCTTGCTCACTTCGTCAGCATAATTGCCCCAGTTGGGAAAATTATTCTCCATAATTCCATTCTTTTCCAGCTAAATGGTCGGTAAAGACAAATGGAACAATATTTAGTTCAGTATGAAGTTTTTCAATCTCATTACGTGTTGCGTAAATAATATCTTTTTTTAGAGGATATTTTTTTTGTTTTTTGGTTTTTTTCATAGTTGTAATTTACTTATAACGCCACATAAATGGCTTTTTAAAAAGTTACTTACATATTATTTTACCCATTTGTTCTTTAGCCGCTTTATCACACCAATCGTTAACATAAGTTCTTCTTGAATCTGTGTCATTATGTGCTTTTACGTGCCTGTAATCAATCTTTATGTTTTTTATGATAGATTCCACCATTTTCAAATATTTGTCGCCCCAATGCAATCTATATTTCCTAATATTCTTAATATCTTTTGTTAAAATATGGATTGAATTTAAGCTGTCAGTATTTAGGATAATTTCAGTTATTCCAGTTTGCTCAGAAATCGTATAAATGGCGTTTATAATGCACTTTAACTCAGCTTCGGTAGAAGTATCGCAAAGTGACTTAATAACTCCGCTACGCTTAATTGTGTACATATCTGTCTTTATCCAAAATGCGAAAGTCGCTTGTTTTGTTAATTTTGAATAACTGGCATCAGTGTTTATAGTTGCTAACATTTTTTCTTTTTTTAATTAAAAAAGCCCCATTTCTGGAGCTTTTTTATTGGAAATTAGAACGGCAAATTATCGTCGTCACTAATTGCTGGAGAAACAGACTGATTAGTAAAATTGTAATCACTCGAAGCTGGGATTTGCTCGTTTTCGAGTTCGTCTTTTTCTTCTTCAACTACCGCAGCATTCCCATTAATCACAAACTTCTTGTACTCGATGTATTTATCATATTGCTCGTTGATTCTATAAGAATCAGAGATATTTTGGTCGATTTCTTTTGTAGTTACAATCAAATCAGCATAAGTAGGCTTGTTTTTCTCAGCCATCTTTTTAAAGTTTTCTGGCAACTTGTCTTTCTTGAAATCATTTGGGTCGTATAGTTTCGCTTTTACCGAAACTAAGTATTGCATACGAGATTCTCCAATACGAGACATTAAACAAATTCCAAGAGACATATTTGTCTCAACCGTAATAAATCCTTTCTCTCTCAAAAATACAAGCACTAAGTGCATTTTAACAGTAGATTTTGTTTTCAAGAAAATCCAATCTTGGGCTTCGGTAGCAGTTCCTTTGAAATCTACTTTATCTCCTTGCTTTGTTGTGAAAATCTTAACTTGATTTGTTTTGTCGAAGAATGGCGTAGTAGTATATGACCTGTTTTCTGTCTGAGAGAATGCAGTATAAACTTTATACGAACCAATTAAAATTCCTTCAATTTCAGAAATCTTTTTTTGCATAGAGTTTCCATTTTCATCTTTTGTGAAAAATGTCAAACATTGAGAATTTTCGATTGTTTTCGGGTGCAATCTTGTTAAAATATCTAATTTTGGAAAGTCAGAACCTTTTGATTCTTCTTTCATTTTTTGTCTCCAATCACTCATTTTTTTGTTATTTAATGTGTATAAAATTATTCCAACTAATTACGTAATAAGGCTTTTCTTCTGAGTTGTTAAACTCAACTTTGCAATGCTCTCCAATAAGAAAGTCTTTTTCTATTTCAGATAATTGGCTTTGATTTTCTAAGAAAATTTTCAAAGACTGTTCATTCTCTGAATCTGGAGTTTGAGATATTTGTTTTAGAATATCCTTAAATAAGGAAGGATATGTAAAACCTAAAGCTAATTTTGCTATTTTCTGATTCATATTCCAGTAAATTTAACTTCGTGGCTTCCATAACAATTAGAGTCTTCAAAGTTCATTATACTTTCTGGAACGTCATCGTCAGTTTGAAACTTTTTAGCTCTGTTTAGTATCTGCCCACGGATAACTGATAAGTGCATTTTTAAATCTTGAATATCATCGCACTCAATTTTTATTTCTACTTTCATCTATTTTAGATTTAATTAAGTACCATCTATTTCTATACGATTCATACTCTATCCTTTTTGCTTTACTTACTCTCGTTTTCTTCGCTTCGGTTAGATTGCTCATTTCTTTTTTTGTTTTCCATTTCTATATCAATTAGAGTTTTTTCGGCTAATTCTTCATAACTCATAGTCATATAGTCATTTTCTGACTCCAAAGAAATTTCGTCTTCAATTAAGAAAATTTGTCCTTTCGGCTGAACGTTTCCTTCCATAATTGCAGTATTTAAGCGATTGTTGAGCAACTGCTTATCACTATAACCCCAGTCATTTTCTTCATTAAAATGCTGTTTAAGGATATACTTTGGCTCTGTCTTCCATCCAGAAGTAGAAATATTATACATTTTTACTTCGGTTTCTTCTTCTATTCCGAATGTTGAGCAAATTAATTCTCTTCCAAAAATCAATTGTTGTTTGTGAGAGTCGTAGAAAGTTTTTTCTTCATCAGCAAACCAGTTTGATTTCAAATCAAGAATAGCGAGAGTTTCCTCAATTGACTCTACTGTTTGAGTTTCATATTTTGGCTGTCCTTTGTTTTTCCCTTTGACATATACACCGATTTGAACTTGTTTTTTTACTTTTACAGGAACAAACATTGAACAGAAAACATCAATCGCAGAACAGATGTAACATTTCTTTCCATTTGGCAATACAATTTCTTTTCCAAGAATACCTTCAATAAAATGAAATTCTACTTTGTAATCAATGATGAATTTCTTCAAACAAAGCATATCTTTCAAAAACTGCTTTTTCTTATTGAAAACTTCGTCGGCAATTTCTGACAAGTATTTTGGTATTTTCCCATTTTTGGCAAGTTCTGCTAATCCAGTATGGCAAAGCGTTCCATAGTCAGCACGAATTTTTAACTCTTGTGGCCAGTTTGGAGTTTTGTCTTTCCATTGTCTAATGTAAATAGACTCTCCATGAGATTTATCAATAGCGGTAGTGATTCCACAACCGATAGCAATTTCTCCATCAATACGAGAAAAATAGAAACGATGATTGTCATGGTTCATTCTCCTCCAGATAGTTCCACGTGGAGCAATTTTGCCACTACTCCATTCACACCACTCTAATTGAGATTTATTAGAGAAAATATCGTATTCTTTCTTTACTGCCATTTTCTTATTTGTTAGATGTTTATATTTAAAAGTAATTTATTCGCAGCTTTTAGTGCGGTCTTAACTTTTTTCAAAGTCACTTCTTGCACATTTTCTTTTTTGATGAAATCATTATACTCTACTCCATCAATTTCTTTATCAGAAACACGACCATCAACAAACATAGTTTTTGAGAAAAACAAACTACCTCTATTTTTAGTCTGAGCTGAGTGAGCGGCCTTCAAATGAATTAAGTCAGATTCATACTCTAAAAAATAATGTTTGTCATGGACAACTTTAATTTTTGGAACTAAATCTTTTTTGTTTTTATAAGAAGCGTATTTCTTTTTAAGAATTTCAACATACTTTGTTGGCATATCTCCTTTAATCAAATACTGACTAAAGTTAGGCCTTGCAATTCCCAATTCATTTGCTACATCTTTCTGAGAATGACCTTCAAATAGCAATAAAGCATTCAATGGAATCCCATGAATTTCTACTGGAGAAACGAAATAGTAAAATCTTGGAATAGAACCTCTCGTTTTCCAAGAGTTTACAATATTTCTATTTACTGATTTTGGAAATGCTGTCTTTAACCAAACAGCATATTCTTCATCATAATTATTTTGTATAAAAATCTCTGATTCTTTCATCATGTTCTTGTTTTTGGTTGTAATTATAATTCGATATTTCTTTTCCTAACTTATCTACTATTTCTTCGTGAAGCTCATTGTCGAATATAAACTTCGTAAAGTCCATACCTCCTAATGAAACTTTTTTTACTATCGGATTTTCCGAGTCTGATAAATCTAATTGTACCTCAAATTGAATATCAGATAATGTCACATTTGCTTTCATTTGCTTGCTTTGTTTAATTTGTCAGAATTATAAAACAAAGTAAGTAAATTAAAATGATATAAACAAGATATTTTATTATATTTTCATAAATACTTCATTATATTGTATGTAATATAAAATAATATAAAATAATTACTCTTTTGCTTGTTTTTTATTATTAAATTATAGTACTTTGCAAACAACAAGAAACAAACATCAATGTTTTTATATAGCAACAATATAAAAGGGGAATTTTATCAATTAATGATTTTCTTAAAAAAGAGAAATGTAATTAATCAAATGCCTGATAGATTTTTTGAGTTTACAAATGAGTTTCTAAAATTAGAGCCTAACTTTAATTGCAGACTACCAGAGTCGACTCTTGAAAAACTTGAAAGATGCTTGATAGCAAATTTCCATCATGCAGAATATTTAAGGCTCAAATCTAATGAGCAATCTCGATACAATGACTGGAATACAATGTACTTTGAAATAGCAAAAACAATGGAAACTTATAAAAAAAATGAACAAAGAAAACAAATTACCGTTGACAGAGAGCTTCGGAGTATGGCTCGTAAGAACAAAGCACAGTAAAATAGTTTTATTCATTCCTTTCGTGCTTTTAGGAATATTAGTTTTTATAACCTCTTTAATAGTTGGATGCTTATGGATAATCGCATTAGTAATCGGTGGAATCTTTACGATTCTAACAAGCCTTTTAAAGTCACTACGCTCGAAAGAGCAGTCGCCACATTAATTTTATTTTTTATCATCTTTCAATCTTGCACTAATTAAATGGAACACTCATTTGACATAGAAGCCGCAGAAATGTTCGGATTACAAGAAGCGATTTTGATTAAAAACTTTCAGTATTGGATTTTAAAGAACAAAGCAAATAAAAAACATCATTACGATGGTAGATTTTGGACTTATAATTCAATCAAGGCTTTATCAGAATTGTTCCCGTACTGGAGTCACAGACAAGTAGAAAACTACGTAAAAAGTCTCGTAAATCAGAACGTTTTAATCACAGGAAACTATAATAATAGTGCTTATGACAGGACGATTTGGTACGCTTTTTTTGATGAAAGCATTTTCCTAAATGCGAATTTCCATTCACGTTTTTCAGTAAATGGAAAAACCGAAATGAGTGACTCTATTACAAATTCTAATACAAATAGTAATACAAATACTATTATAGAAAATCCAAAAGAATTTGGATTGACAGAGGATAATAAAAATTTCCTTATTAACGAATTTCAAAAAAACACCCCCCCAGTTCCGCCCGCCCCCCCCAAAGACAACGCACTTTTTAACGAGTGGTGGTCAATTTGGAAAAAGAAAGTCGGCAAAGAAAAAGCGATGAAAAAGTTCAACTCTTATAAAGAGTCAGAGCAGAGAGAAATTATTGAGCATTCAAAACTTTACATGGCTGTAATTACTGACGTTCAATATATTTGCGATACTAATAAATATTTGAGTAATAAGTTTTATCGTGAGCCAGATTTTATAAAATCTCGTGATTTTAGAAAGAAAGAAGTTTCAACTAAAAAAGTAATCGCAGTTAGAGCTGCCGATGATGAAGGACTATGAAAATAGGATTTGATATTGTTTTCTCAGAAGAAGAAATTGAATACTACAAAAATTGTAGAGTTCCTTTGGAAGAAGCTGCTAAGGTCAGATTAAAAGATAAGATATTTGAGATTATAGAATCTCACTTTGAATTTAGACAAATAGACTTAAATGAAAAAGTAGGTTTTATTGGAGAGTTCTTTATTCTTAGTACTGACCAACAAAATCACATATTTGATATGTTATCAATCGGTGCAAATCAACAAACAAAATCATTAGTGATGCGTGAAATTAATCAAATGTAGACATGAAATGGATTGACATTAAAAGACAAAAGCCTAATTGTTTTGAATCTGGCAATTGGGATGGACTGAGAAGTAATTTTGTTTTAGTTTTTGACAAAAATGGAAATTACTCAATTGCTCGTGCATACGAAGGAGTTGTGGATGGAAATAAGTATTTTGAGTTTTATGACTCAAACGATTTTGAAATTTTCAATGTAATTTTCTGGGCTAAATTAATCGAACCTTTATATTAATAATATGAAAAAAAGAAAATGTGTAATTCTTCATTTTATAGAAGAAAAAGAAGGAATTTTTCACACATGGGGAAATAGAATAATTTTTTTTCATGGTAATCCTATTCAAGAAACAATAGCAATAGTAGAAACGAGTGATGGACTCGTTCACGAAGTTCTTCCATCAAATTTAAAATTCATTTAAACAAAATTCAAAAAATGAGAAATTTAGAAGTATTACAATTAGTAGTCAATTTAAAGACTGGTGGACTTGATATCGCATACGCAGAAAGCGTTTCGATGAAAGTAGAAAAACACAAGGTTTCGTTTCCTCACAGACCTAAGAAAGAGCTTGTGAATGCAATTAGGCAACTTTCGCTACATGTTCCTTTTTTGTGCGAGTTTGATATTTTAACTGATTTTGACAACTGTTCTATGAAAGAAGACGAAAAAGGTTTGTTGCCAGAACTTTTTGAGAATTGTCAAGCAATCGGTTTTGCTATTCGTGTAAAAGACGACACCGAAGTAAAACTGTTTGGAAGAAAGAAGTTAGAGTTTTCTGATAAGTTCATGGACTTGACCACTCCGTATTTTGTTGTTTCTGATTCGTCTCAGTACGAGTACAACAAAGAACTTTCTGAGGTTGTATCGAATATCCAAATTTTATCCACTGACTACATTGATGGAGACTACGACAAGACAGGCACGCAGTATGATATTTTCCAAGGCGGAGAAGTTATTATGAAGAGAGAGAAAAAAGTTGAAGAGTCTGATTCTTTGCTATTGAAAGAGCAAGAAACATTTGCTTTAGAAGAGCATCAAGAAAAACTACTCCCTCAGTACGAGCCAAAAGAAGAAGACGAAGCTCCTTTTCCAGAAAATTTAGAATCTTTTGAAGAAGATGGTGATGAAGAATTACCTAAGCCAAAAAAGAACAAGAAAAGTTCTAATCTGAAACCGAAGAAGAAGTGATTCAGAAGTCAAAAATTGAATCAATGATTACAGAATTAAAGTCAGTAGTAGAAATAGGAGAGAATGAGACGCATATAGCATCAACAAGCAATACTATACTTCTACTACTGCCTTTTATTATTGAGCGAGAATTTGACTCGAAAGAAGTTTCTTTCTTTAAATCCAAAAAAGAAAGATACATGAAAGTCAAAGATACTGAAATACGATTCTATAAGTATGAATCGAAAGAGATGGTTTTTATGATTAAGAAATCACTAAAAAATGTAATATTTTATGATTGATAAATTATTAGAGTCTTTACGGCCATTAGAAAAAAAGGCAGTTGATTATGGAAATTATCAAGAAAGATACAATCACTTAGCTTATTTTGTAAAATGGAATTTTGACAATGTTATAAAGACAAATCAAAAAAAATTCTTAGTTACAGAACATAATAGAAAAATAATTGATTTGTTGTTGTGGTATTTCTCAGAACACCCATATTTCTTAAAAGAAGAGAATAAAACAAGAAAAGGTGCTGAAAATTATGAGTTTGACAAATCAATATTGTTAGTTGGGCCAATTGGATGCGGAAAGACTGATATTATGATTGCTATTATGAAATCAATAGCTATTCTTGTAAGTCACCCAGATATTAATGAAGAAGAAAAAAGATTCTGGAGAGAAAAAGACTTTTCGATTGATTTTTGTGTGGAGTTTGATGCAAGATTCGCATTAGAGTCTTATGCAATGATGAATAAGTTCAAAGCTAAAAAGAATTTTCTTTTGGACGATTTAGGTCACGATGATGGCTCTTCATCGTATTCAAATAAAAATGTACTTGCCGCTGGAGAGATTTTGATGTTGAGATACAATATGTCAAAATTCAACGACTGTAAAACTCACTACACTACGAATTTGTATATGGAGTCACAAGACACCAATCAAGTTACAATTTCAAGCAAGTACGGTGATAGAGAAAAAAACAGGTTTTTTGAAACGCATAATTTAATTTACTTCCCAAATGATTCACCAAGTCTTAGAAAAAAGATATGAAACAGATTGAATTTAGACAACAAACAGAAATTCTTGAAAATCCAATAAATACAGAAGCATTCGGTGTTTACTTGCCATACGATTCTTTAGATGCAATTTCTGCATTTCAACTAACAGATGAAGAGTTGAAGAAAATAAATGAGACAAAAGTGATTTTTGTCAAACAGAATGTTGCTAACGGCTTCCGTATTTTGGAACTCCACGCATTTATGAAATCAGCACGACTGCCAATTTCTGGGTCAAATTGGATTTCATTAATGAATGCGGAATTAATTGATAGTTATATTCATGACTTACAACTAAGATGGCCAGGGGAAGAAGTGAATAATACTGCATTAAAAAATACTTACCCAACATTCAAAGACTTTATTCATGTAAGTTTGGGGCTTTCCAAACATCAAATTGATGAAGGTTGGAAGAAAAAAGTTGTTGAATGGGAGAAAATCGCAGAAATGCACAAAGAAGTAAAGATGTGAAGCAAAAAGAATGCTCAATTTGCGGACAAAAACGTCCTCTGTGGCGTTCAAATCCTCCGACTTGTAAGAATTGCATCCCAAAGAAAAAAGTCTCTCAAACAAGCGAAAAACGCAAAGTAACTTTATTGTCATATAGTAAGCAAAGAAAACTATTTCTTGAAAAGAATAAGTTTTGCGGATTGAAATTGTCTCGATGTACTGGCGGTGCTACCGTTATTCATCACACTAAAGGAAAATCCAGCGAAGAGCTTTATTTAGATGAAAAATTTTGGATGGCTTCATGTTGGAATTGTAATACGGATGTAGAATCTTACGATTTAGCATACGAAAAAGGCTTAAAGATTCATCGTAATCAAATTTAAAATGAAAAAAATAAAGAAAATATTTGCTTGGTTAAGATGCGATATGTGCGGAGCATCTACAAATACACAAGGAAGTTGGGATACTCCAATAAAAATTATTTGTGAAGAATGTTCTAAAAAATTAAAATAAAATGAAAACAGGAATAGAATTAATTTCAGAAGAAAGAAAAAACCAAATAGAAAATAATAAATATTCAATCGAAAACGATGTGTTAGTTAATGATATTTGGCAACTTACTGATGCAGCAAATAAACTATTAGACAGACCAAGAATGTGTTTTGATGGATTTTCTATGAGCTTAGGCTCTATTCGACTAAATAATGACAAAGAACATCCATTCGGTTGGAATGTAGAGCAATGGAATAAGATGCTTAGTAAGCAATATAAAGAAAGGCTTATAATTGCAGGTGCATTAATTGCCGCAGAAATTGATAGATTTCAAGAAATTAACAAATAAAACTATGATTGAACTATTAGACTTTTACCTGTTTGCATCAATTTCACTAACTTTAATCAATATTAGTGATGGAGAAAAAACATCTGTTTCTATTAAAAAAGGCTTTTTACTCAAAATAAAATAATGGCAAAAAAAGAAGAAAAAAACCTTCATGGACGAATATGTTCATTTTTGGACAAAGAATATCCAAGAGTAATTTATGCAGTTGACCCAGCAGGAATAAGACTTGGACAAGGCCTTGCATCGGAAGTAAAAAGAAAGCGTTGTAAGAATTGGAAAACACTTGATATGCCAATTTATCACCCAAGTAAACATTTTCATTCTCTTTTTTTGGAAATAAAAAAAGAGACTCCTTTTAGATTAGATGGGAAGTTAAAAGCTGACGAAGCTATCCAAGAACAAGCTAAAACAATCGAAGAGCATATTCGACTTGGTTCTTACGCCTGTTTTGTTTGGACTTATGAGCAAGCAGTTGATGTAATCACTAAATATTTTGACAATTATGATTTACGACTTATCGGACTCGCAGAACAAGAAAAAACTTCTTGACCATATTGAAGAGCTTTCAAAACTCGGCGGTAAATACAATATTCAAATAGATGAATTTACTGGGACTGAAAGAGAGCTTCAAAAAGTCTATTTCACTACAATTGTAGAGCCTTTAGCTGATTTTACAGGAAATGATAAGTTCGATATTCATACCGAACTTAAAGTTTATTGCAATCCAGAGTTTGAGTTTTTTGAAGTAACTAAAGCTGGTTCAACTCAAAAAATATCGAAAGAAAAATGGGTAAATTATATTTTGAGATGTCAAAACTACATAATTGAAAATTTTTCATTCTTTGACATTTCGACAGGAACAAAGCCATATAAAATTGACAATAGAATATGAAAAAAATAAAAAGCTACGACAAATATATAGTAGCATTCTCTGGAGGTAAGGACTCAATGGCTTGTTTTCTTTATTTATTAGAATTAGGGATAGATAAAGAGAAAATAGAGTTGTGGCATCATTTAGTTGATGGAGTAGGAGAAACTTTGATGGATTGGGAAGTAACCGAAGATTATTGCAGAAAATTCGCAAAAGCATTTGATGTGAAAATATACTTTTCTTGGAAAAGTGGCGGTTTTAAACAAGAAATGTTGCGTAAAAACGCATTAACTCAGCCTATATTTTTTCAAACTCCAAATGGATTAAAAAAATCTGGTGGAATTAGAGGAAAGAAAACAACAAGAAGAAAGTTTCCTCAAATATCACCAAGTCTTTCAGTAAGATGGTGTTCGGCTTATCTAAAAATAGATGTTTGTTCGACTGCTATTAGAAATCAAGAAAGATTTTTAGGCATAAAAACCCTTGTTTTGTCTGGTGAGCGTGGAGAAGAAAGTAAAGCTCGTTCAAAATACAATATTTTAGAGCCAGATAGAGCAAATCTTGATAATAAAAGAATAGTATATAGATTTCGACCAATTAGAGACTGGAAAGAAAATGAGGTTTGGGATATTATAAAAAAATACAAAGTCGTTGCTCACCCATGCTATTATATGGGATTTTCTCGATGCAGTTGCAAGTTTTGTATTTTTGGAAATGCTGACCAATTTGCAAGTTCAAATTTTATTTCACCTAAAAAATCAAAATTGCTTCAATGTTATGAAAAAGACTTTGGAGTAACTTTAAAAAGAAATGAGTCAATTAGTCAATTAATATCAAAAGGCGTTCCATATAATTCAATAAATACTGATTTAATAGAATTGTCAACTTCAAAAGAATATTTCGGTGAAATTTTTACAGAAAATTGGATTTTGCCTTCTGGAGCTTTTGGAAAAAGTTGCGGGCCAAGCTAATTTATAAAAACAACTAACACAAAACAAAATGAAAGAAAACATAAAATTCATCATCATAGATTTATTCTGTGGTGCTGGAGGAACTACAACTGGATTTGAGAATAGTCCATACTCAAAAGTAATTGCTTGCATAAACCACGACCCAGTAGCGATAAAATCCCATCAGCAAAATCATCCCGACATGGAGCATTTTGCCGAAGATATTTTAACGATTGATATGCAATTACTCATTGATTGCGTAAAAAGAGCAAGATTAAAATATCCAAATGCAAAATTGATTCTCTGGGCATCGCTCGAATGCACTCACTTCTCGAATGCTCGTGGAGGAATGGAGCGAAACGAAGATAGCCGTACTCTCGCATGGGGATTGATTAGATATATTGAATCTTTAAGCCCAGACTACGTTCAAATTGAAAACGTCAGAGAGTTTATGAGTTGGGGCCCACTTGACTCAAAAGGAAAACCGCAATCTAAAACAAAAGGAAAAGACTGGCTTTTGTGGAGACATTTTATAAACGAGAATTTCAATTACTACGACGACTGGACTCTTTTAAACTCAGCAGACTTCGGTGCAAATACTTCTCGAATTAGATTATTTGGCTGTTTTGCTAAAAAGCATCTTCCAATAAAGTTTCCTAAATAAACTCATGTAAAGGAAGTAAAAGGAGATATGTTTTCAGAGCTAAAAAAATGGAGACCAGTTAAAGACTGTCTTGATTTAACAAATGAAGGGAAATCTATTTTTAGTCGAAAAATTAACTTAGTTGATTCTACATTAATTAGGATTTTAGCAGGTATAAATAAATTTGTTGTTCCTATGCAAGAATCTCAATTTCTTTTAAAATACAATTCGATGAACAAAAATAAAAAATACAACTCACCATCTATTTTTAGTCCATCTCCAGTAATTGCTACACAAGAAAGATTGGGATTAGTTTCCATTGATTTTATTGATACTTATTACTCAGGCAGTCCATCATCAAAGGTAAAAAGTATTGATGCTCCAGCAGGTACTATAACAACAGTTGACCATCACGCAAAAGTATCTTGCATTATGAGTTATCACGGAACAACAAAAAATCTGATTTCTTCGGAGCTTCCATCTCCGACAATAACCGCTGCGGATACTTTAGCAGTCACTCACATAGTTTACAATCCATCATACTGCTCTCACACACATAGTGTTGATAAGCCATGCCCAGTAATTGTTGCACGACAAGACAAAGCTCCTTTGTCGCTAATTACTTGTAGCCTTGGGAAATTCTCAGTTCCAATTTATGAAGGAGATTCGGAAGTAATGATTGAGATTAAAAAACTCATGGTAAAGTATGGAATAATGGATATAAAAACGAGAATGTTTACTGTCCAAGAAAAACTTGAAATACAAGGTTTCCCAAAAAACTATGTTCTATTTGGGAGAGTAGAAGACAAAGGAAAGTTTATCGGAAACTCAGTAACTCCAATCATTCCAGAAATGTGGAGTAATGAAATGGCAAAATATGTATAACTATAATCTAAAAAAAACAATGACATCTAAAGAATTAGAAAAAATCGAAAAATTAACATTGATGGTAGAAAATCTTTCAACTCTTAACTCAAAATTAGTTCAATCAGTAAACAGTAGAATTGAAGAAATTGAGACTAAAGTAAGTAAAAATTATGAGCCAGTAAGTCTTGAAAAAATTATTATTTCTCAAATATCTCAATCAGTAAATGAGTCAATAAAGTCACATCTTTCTGGCTACAATACTCCGTTTGCAAAGATAATCACAAAAGTAATGAATGAAAATGAAGAAAAAGTAACTTCTATGGTGCGTTCTTCATTTGATTCTATACTTTCTACCAAAGAATTTAGAAAAGAAGTGAACAACGCTTTTATTTCAAAACTCGCTAAAAATATTGTGTCAATGAATGACAGTTTACTTGATACTACTCATGCTAAACTAAAAAACGACCCAATTTTCAAGTCAAAAGTTATTTTAGCTGTAAATAATGTTGTTGAACAGTTCTTAAAAGAAGAAAAATAATGAATCCAAAAATTCAAATGCGGTCGTACCAAGAAGATGCGACAGATTACGCTTACAAACATTTCTACGAAGTAAAAAAGAGAAATGGGATTATAATCCTTCCTACTGGTTCTGGAAAGAGCATTGTGATTGCAAATATCATAAAAAGAATAAATGTTCCTACTTTAATTCTCCAGCCATCGAAAGAGATTTTAGTTCAGAACTTTAAAAAGTACACTGATTTAGGGTTTTATGCAGAAGTTTACTCAGCATCTCTTGGAAATAAAAATGTTGGAATGGTAACATTTGCTACTATTGGCAGCATCGTAAAGAAATTGGATTTGTTCAAGCACATAAAATTGATAATTATTGATGAATGTCATGGAGTAGAGCCAACAAAAGGAATGTATAACACTCTAATTAGACATATGCAAGTAAAAGTAATTGGACTTACTGCTACTCCTTACAGACTTTACTCTTCCATGGGCGGTTCTGAGCTTAGATTTATAACCAGACAAAAGTCAACTCTTTTGCACGATATTATATATCTCGTTCAAAATAAAAAGTTGTTCGATGAAAAGTATTTAGCTGAGTTAAGATATTTTGTAATTAAAGACAAGCATTTTGAGTATGATACGAGTAAACTTGAAAAAAACTCAACTGGTTCAGATTATACTGAAAGGTCAATAAAAGAATATCACAAGTCGATTAATTTTCCAGAGAAGATTTCAAATATATCAAGAAGACTTGAATCTTCTGGCCGTAAAAGTATTCTGATATTTGTAAGATTTCTTGATGAAGCGAGAGACATAGTAAATATGAATCCTACATACGGATATATTGATGGAGAGATGGACCAAAAGTCAAGAGATGCTGTAATAAAAGCATTTTTAACTGGTAAAATAAAAGTCCTTGTAAACTCTGGAGTATTGACTACTGGATTTGATTACCCAGAGCTTGATACTGTGATTATGGGAAGAGACACAATGTCACTTGCTTTGTATTATCAGATTGTCGGCCGCTCAATACGTATTCATCCGAACAAAAAAGAAGCATTTATAGTTGATATGTGTAAAAATGTAGATAGATTCGGAAAAGTTGAAGACTTAGTTATTAAATTTGACAATAAAAAGAGGCCATACGTAGCTGGACTTGTCAAGAATAGAGAGAAAGTTTTGACTAATTGCATAATAAGTTAATTTTGTTTTGTGTTTAAATCAGAAAAAGCCAGAGAAATTCTCTGGCTTTTCTTAATTTTAAGAAAATTCAATTTAAACAGGTAGCAAACCTCTTGGGATAATTCCGAGCATTCTGAATCTGATACTACAATCAAATTTATTTGAAACTGCATCAGCTCCTTGTGTGCTACTTTGTGAAGAATAAAACACGGCTTTAATTCCGTTTTTTCCTCCATAAATATAGCCATCAATAACATACCAAAATCTTGTTTCTCCCATACATTGAGCTTTTTCATGCCACTCATAATTTGCTGGAGACATATCAGAGTCAACAAATGTAATCTGACGATTTGCCCACTTTGGGATAACAGTTCCAAATTCATCAGTTACTGTGTCTGGGTCTGAAACTGGTAACTCAGCGTAACACTCTTTGAAGCGAATTACATTTGCATCAGTAGTGGAAGTGTTAGAAAGTCTTGTAGTGTATTCAGTATTGAATGCAGAACCTCCAGTCTTTGGGTCGTTAGTAAATCCAACTCTACTAAATAAAACCATACTGATTTCAGAGTTTGATTTTATTGGAGTACAAGCACCTGCTGTATAAGTAGGCAAAGCGGCACAATCTTGACCGCAACCTACTGGTGTAAACTTGTTAATACTCATTTCTTTAATTAATGATTAACGTGAAAAATATAATAATCCAAAAATAAGTGAAATTGTAGACAAAGAACCTAAAAACACTCCGTTTTTTTTTGATTTCTTTAATTCTTTTTCGTAAAAAGGAATTACAGTAGTCTTTTGGAAGTCATTTATCATTAGAATATGCTTTCTACTTTGAATACTATCAATATACAACTCTCTTATTTTTGTGTTCAACTTAAAATTGCTCTCAACTAAACTCGAATTTAAACTGTCAAGAACTGATATTTTTCTGAGTTCAAACTCAAACTTTCTCTTGTACTTAATTCCTTCAATTATGAGCTTAGTATGGTTCTCTATCTGGCTGTTTGGATAATACCATCCTTTCGACATCGGATAAGCTATTAAACTGTCCAAATTTAGACAATAACTCTCCAGACTTAGAATCATCAATGTTGTCAATAAAAAGCATATCTTTTTCGTGTTCACATTCTTCATCTTTGATTTTTAGTTTAAATTTTGTCTTGGAAAAGTCATTGTTTAATCGCTCATTATTAGACAAACAATCCTCGTATTTTAGTCTCTGAGACTCTATTTTATCATTTAGACTGTAAATAGTCACTGACTTTAAAGAGTCGCTCACAATCAAAGTTCTTGTTTCCTTTTTAGCATCAGAAACTCTTTTTTCTTCAAATAGAATTATAGCTACCCAAATGATAAGAAAACCAATGAAGCTAAATATCTGTGATTTGCTCAATTTCATCTTTTTTTCTGTTTTTTATAAATTCTTTAATATCATCTTTGTACTCTTCAAAAAACTCTTCTTCTTGTTGCTCTTTTTTCGACTTTCTTGCCTCTTCCATCAGAAAAAAAAGTATTTTTAATGTAAAATATGTCATTACTACAACGAAAGTCGCTAAGTCTGAACCTTCTTTAAATGTGCGAATATTCTTTTGAAGCAAAATTGCAATAGAAGCAAAAAATATGTCAGCTAAAGAAAAAAACTTGCCTATAATCGCTTTATATTCCATTCGTAAATCGAAATGATTAGAGTTATAAAAAATAATGCTATACAGTCATATTTTAATGTTTCCTCAGTAATAAAACCAGTCGCCATCGCTAAAGTAAAAAACAATCGTATCAAAGAAATATAGTACAATGCTTTTGATACAGTAGCTACAACTTTATTTTTATGTAAGGTCAAAAAAAGTAACAGTATAGACATTTGCAGTTTGTCAGATATAAAATAGAAGTGATTCATCCAAGGCGAGTTGTCATAAAATATATAAAAAATTGCTACGCTTCCAATACTAAGAAAGCATAGCAATTTTACTACATTAACCGCCTGGCTTATTAGGATGGTCTGTATCTTCTTTAGAAGAATTTGTTTTAAAATCCTTTTTATCTTCGATACCATTGTCAAATATTTTCTTGAATTTCCTGTAAATATCTTCCCAAAATAAGCCAGCTCCAAAACCAACTAAAGGTAGTGCTAATTGTGGCAAAAAAGACTTTTGCAATAAACTTGTAAATAGAACTGCAAAAATCATACTCAAAAACAAATAAATCATAGCTCTAAAAAAAGTAACTTTTTTGTAAGGCTCTCCGTTTTCTTTCTTTATTTGTTCTTTGTATTTAACAATTAACCACCAAGTAAGCCCACCAGTTGCTCCAAAATAAGCATAATCAAATGTCATTCCCCACTTCTCCAAAAAAACAGAAAATACATTTATAAAACCAAACTTGAAAAAAATCAAGCCGCCAAAATACTCCAAAATATCATCCCAATATTCATGGAGAAATAGCTTAATAGTACTACGCATTAATTGATTATAATGTAACCAATAGTACTATTATCTCCTGTTTGGTCAGTTGCATTAGACTGTACTGACTTAATTACAAAACTTGTTCCTGCGGTAATAGTAGACACATAATAATTATGACCAATTGTTCCACCCGGAGTAAGTAAATAAACTAAAATCTTTGAATTTGCTGTTACAATTGGAGTGGTAATTGTTTTTGTTCCACTAATAAGAGTAGTAGTTCCAAAACTACTTCGATTATGAGTAGGCATAAAAATACGAGTCAATGGAGCAGAAGCCTTGAACATACCAATAGCTTTTTGTAAAGTATCGTACTTAGTTGCTTCTTTTTTTGTTCCAAAAGCAATCATTTTACTTTTTGATGGACGAATGTACAAGCCTAAAGTATCAAGTTGCTTTGTGTTCAACTCAGTTTGGGCATGAGATTCTGATAAAGAAAAAAGAATCATTAGGATTGATGCAAAAATTAATTTTTTCATTGTAAAAATGGTTTATTTGTGATAATAAAAACAAATATAAAATACTTAAACAAAAATTAAAAGAAAGTTTTTAAATTAAGCCGCAAATTTTGTTGGATGAACAAATACAACTCTAAAATTTTGTCTTTCTCTTTTCATTACTTGACCTCCATTTGATTGATTTATCAATGAAGTGTTTCCTTCAAAAGAATCAAAGAAAGTTTTATTTGAATCAATCCATTTATCAAAAATACCTACATGGTCATATCTTCCATCACCATTCCAATCAAAGAAAACAATGTCACCTTCAACTGGATTTAAAGTAATCATTTTCATTTTCTTGAAATAAGCTACTGCGGTTTGACATCCAGCAAATCCTTTACTAAATCCAATTTTTGGAAGTTGTTTCCCCGCCATTGCATAACACCAGCTTACAAATATTCCACACCAAGGAACTCCATCTAATCCAAACCATTTTCCATAAATAGTTCTATTTGAGTCTTTAGGCGATTCTTTCACGCCAATTTGTGATTTTGCTATTTCCGCAACTGTTTTCTTTTCCATATTTTAAATTTTACCAAGTTGCTAATGATGCTCTAACCCAAGTATTTGTTGCCGTGCAAACGTAAATGTGAGTTGCTGTAACTCTGATTTCTCCAACTGTTCCTGTATCTATGGCACTTGCTGGTGCCGTGTTCATCGCTGAAACTTTGAATTGTGTTGCTTGTACAGTTCCTATTACGTGTAATTTTTCAGCAGGTGTTGATGTGCCAATTCCTATATTACCATTACCGTTAATTGTCATTGCTGTATTTCTCGTAGTAGAACTATTTCCAACTTCAAAACTCATTGTTTGTTCGGTCAAAGTTCCACTATGAGAATTAGAAATAACATTTGTATATGTTGTAGGAATATCTCCACGAGAAAAAATAATATTTTGATAACGACTTGCATAATCAAAATTATCTGAACTCGTAGAAGAAAATATACCAGAACCAATAACATGAAGTTTTTCGTTTGGTGTAATTGTACCTATACCAACATTTCCATTTTCGATAATTCTCATTTTTTCATTCATATTACCAGTTCCAGTGTTTGCTATTGCATTTGTATAAAATGAAATAAACGTATCCCAAGAACCTCCACGACCAAATGCAATGCCACTTGCTCCACCGTTACTTCCGCTCTGATAAACTATTCCATCTTGACTTGCCCCCGGTCCATTACCAACGATTCTTATTCCATTATTTGTAAATGATGAAATATTTGTTACAGAAGATGATGTACTTATTGATGAACTTCCTAAATCTAATTTTGAGCTTGGATTTAAAACTCCAATTCCAATGTTACCGCCATTCCATTGAAGTAATAAATCTTTATTTTGTGAAGTTAAACCGTCATAACTTTGTATTCTACCTTGATTAGATGCGTAATCAACTAAAACCTGTCCACCGCTTGGGTACCAAGAACCTGCTTGTCCAGTAAATTTCCCCCCGTTTACAACTCTTAAATCTCCGTTTACATCGAGTTTTGAGATGGGTGTAGTTGTATTTACTCCTATATTTCCATCGGGTTTTATTCTGAGTTTCTCTACTCCATCAGTAAAAAATGTATGAAAACCACCCCAACTAGTTATACCCGATTCATGTCTAAGTTCGCCTGTATCCAGCCTTTGCAATATAGAAGCATAAGTATTAGCTGTATTTCCTATCTTTATTCCTCTCCAATTTTCATTAGTTGAAGATTCTATTTTTATACTTTCGCTTCCGCTTCCACCAACTGTTAATTTCTCGCTTGGTGTTGTTGTTCCAATTCCTACATTACCGTTAGGAAAAGTTACAGATGTAATTGTAGAGCCACTTCTTTGAACTTGTTGCCAAACTTGTGAAGCAGTGTTAGCATCATTAATAACTCTGCTATACATTGTTGCACCCGAAACATAAGTATCCCAACTTTTTGTATCTACTCCACCGTTATTATCACGAAGTAATATTTCGGGAAATCCTCCACTTGTACCTATTCCTACACCAGTTGTGCCCGATATAGGAGCAACTCCACCATTTGCAAATATTCCGCCATTAACATCTAACTTATAATTAGGTGTTGTTGTGCCAATACCAACATTTCCAGAATTACTTGCAAGAAGAGTTGTTGATGATGAATTTAGGCTTAATGCAGAAATTGTCGAAGTAGATTGTATTGAGCCTAATACGTCTAATGCTGATGTAGGTGAAGTTACTCCTATTCCAACCCAACCATTATAATCGAAACTTAATGGTGTTCGTGAAATAGTATTTCCTCCAAATTTACTCTCATAATTAAGCGTATAAGTAGCAATATTACCTGTACCGCTCCAAGTCCCAAATAGTTTTGAGTAAGTTGATGTAGAAGAATTATTTGCTATTGTAACTGTATTTAGGAAAGTATTTGTGCCTGTAAAACTATTATTTTCTACTAATCCAGCTTTTCCATCTAACCCAGTTTTAGTTGCTAACAACGGAGTCATAAAACTATCTCC